GCCCCGACGCTATCCCCACGAGACAGGGGTGAGAAGCGGCCAGGGCGAGGGTGCGACACGACGGGCCGCGCGACGCCGCAGGAGCGGCGGCGTCGGGGAATGGCCAGAGGGGATGACGGGAATCGAACCCGCGTGATCAGTTTGGAAGAATCCGCGGGACTGAGTTCACAATGCCCGTCGGTGTCCACTGATGCCCAACATCGCTGAGATTCCGCTGAACTAGGCGGCCTGGGATCTGATCCATGTCCATCGATGTCCACTCGTGTGCGGGCCATAAGGTGCACGGATAGGGTGCACAATCAACGTGCGAAATCCCCCATCAGGTCGGCGAGATCTCGCTTCCTCTGCTCGAGCGGATGCACGTAGGTGTCATAGGTGAATGACGTGTTCGAGTGGCCGAGGGTGCTCGCCACGACCGACACGTCTACGCCCATGTCGATCATCAGGCTGGCCGCGGTGTGCCGCGCCTGGTAGCGGCGGGCGTGGGGGAGCCCTGCCTTGTCCAGAAGCTCTTTCCAACGCTCACCGTCGAGCTTGCCGTACAGAGGCTTCCCATTCGGCTGCGTGAACACCAGCGCTACGGGGTGACCCTCGTACTCCCACTCGACGTAGTCGTCGTGGTCGAGGCGATCCTGCAGCTGCTGAGCGCGCGTCCGCTTGAGCTGCTCCACGATCAGATCCGGAATGTGAATGATACGGTCGCCGGCCGCGGTCTTTGCGTGGTCGATCATCATCAGGCCCTTGCCGCGCACGTTCTGGAGCTGCCTTCCGACGGCGATCGTCTTCCGGTTGAGGTCGACGGCTGGCCAGGTGATTCCTAGCGCCTCAGACGGGCGCAGGCCGTACATGAGCGCGAGGTGCCAGCGCGCCGCGTAGCGATCCTCGGAGGCAACCTCGAGGATGCGGCGCGCGTCTGCTGCGGAGAACGAGGTGGTCGCGGGCTTCGGTTTCCGTGGCGGGGTGATCATGAGTGCGACGTTGCGGTAGACGTGACCGCGCTGCATGGCTACGTTGAGCGCGCGACGGATGTTGGCGTGCACGTTACCGATCGTGCGAGCGGATAGCGGCGCCTGCATCTTGCGGCGGACCTTCTTGCCGCCGATCATCTCCTCGACCATGCGGACGCGACTGTGCTTCCCGGCGGCGAGCTCCTTGTAGAACAGCTCGAGGTGCTCCGGCTTCAGGTCGGTCAGGCGATGGTGTCCGATGTGGGGTGCGATGTAGTGGGTGAGGTTGTGCTCGTACGCGGCCGCGGTGCCCGGCTTCAGGTCGGCGCTGGCCAGCCACTGCTGCATCCAGTCGGCGAGCGTCGGAGTCTTACCCGTCGCGACGATGCCGCGCTCCTTCTGCGTCGTCAGCGTGCGGAGCTTCTGCGCGGCTTCTGCGGCCGTAGCAGCGGTGAAGTACTTCCGTTTGCCGTCAACGGTGACGTATCCGCGGTACTTGCCTGCGGCCGTCTTGAAGAACGATCCTTCGCCTTTCGGCTTCCGGGTCTTCGGTTCGGCCATCGATTCTCCTATGCGGGTTGAAGTGTGAGGTAGGTCTCGAGGATGTGCGGGGTGACGTCGAGTTCGATGCACCATTGCGCGGGGTCTTCGTGGATCTGCGCTACGGCGGCGAGGTGGTCTGGGCTGATGAGTTTCCGGGCTGCCCATCGGTCTGCGAGGAACTCGTTCCGAGGTGTCGATTCCGAGTGGCCGAGGCAGACGTGCCCGAGCTCGTGGGCGAGGATGCTCCGCTCGTGCAGCACGCGCATCCCTCGCTTCAGGATGATGGTGCGCCGCTCGGGTATCCAGAGCCCGTGGGCGGTGCGGAGCCTTCCGTAGACCACATCGATGCCGAGACGTTCGGCGTGCTCGAATGGGTCGTACGCCCCGCTTCGGGTCATTGTGTCTCCGGGTGAATTCTCTTTGCGCTCTCATCGGTGCCGGCCGCGAGCCCGTACCGCTCTCGAATCTCTTCCTCGTCGAGTCGAGCTAGATCCTCTCCACCACCACCGACATCGCCCGTCGTTAGCCGGCGAGCGCGCTGGGCTCGCTCGCGCGGAATGAAGCCCCGGAGCTCAGCGGTCCAGTGCGCGATCGACGCTTCGACTTCAGATGGGCGGGCATCAGGGCCGACGTCCTGCCGGATCAGTGAATCGACCCGTTCGCTCCAGAGAGAGTACGAGAAGTCCATGACCTCTCGTGGGAGCAGATCCAGCTCGCGCGCAATCCTCTTCTCGGTCGAAGACGGCTCTTCACGTGGCCCGAAGGCCTTCTCCATCCATTCCCCGGCGGTCTTGGGTGCGTCCTTTCCGCCAGCAATGATCTCGCCGAGTGTGCGCGCTTCGATCGGAGTGGAAGGACGCACCGGAATTTCCTTCTCGAGCGCTCGACGGTCAATCGAACCCACAAACTCTTCAGGGTTCATGCCGATGAAAAGGGCGAAGTTTTCGATGTCGGAGAGCGTGAACTCGAACACTCCGTCCAGCCGCTTCTGGACGTAATCGGGCGACTTGCCGAGCCTGCGAGATAGCGAACGCCCGGACATCCCGAACTGCGTCATGCCTCTTTTTATCGCAACGGTAACGAGGTCACCGAAGTGACTTGGTGGTTCCTGCTTAGGTCGCGCCATGGCATAAGTGTGACGCCTAGACGGTCACTCTGCAAGTTCATCAGGAGCGATTTGGCCGTCTAGAGCGCCAAGAACAGTTGACAGTGTCCGTCTAGACGCGCACTATGTACGTCATGAACGTAACCGTGAACGCCGAAACTAGTCCTGCCACTGGCTTGTCGGGTCGTGTAGCGACGCGAGTGCGCATGACCATGGCAGCCCGTCAGAAGACCGTGCGAGAACTCGCGGCGGTCCTCAACCTCAGCGATCGAGCGGCGCATCGCCGGCGGTCCGGCAGCCAGCCCTTTTCGCTCCAGGAACTCGAAGTGATCGGCCGATGGCTCAACGTCGACCCAGTGGTCCTGCTGACCGGCGTTGGTCTCGAGGACGTGGCGGCGTGAGTGCCGTGGTGGAGGCCGTTCGCCTTTACTCGGTGATTGAGGCGGCCGGGATGCTCGGTGTCTCTCGCCAGTGGGTCTACGACCGGATCAATGATCGTTCACTCGCCGTAGTCGAACTCGGAGACAAGCGCCCGAAGCAACGCATCCGCGCCGACGACCTGCAGTCGTTCATCGACGCACGCACGCACAACCTGGCAGGTGTGGCATGAGCGCGATGACCCTCCTCTCAGCGGGAGAAGCGCAGCGTCTGACGCAGCGAATCAAATCCACTGCGACAGGCGTGAGGGACGGTCTGTTCAAGCTCCGCAACCTCGTGGACGAGGCGAAGAGTTCGAATGCATGGCAGGTGCTCGGCTTCGCATCCTGGACCGCCTACCTCTCGGACACTCTGGCGTCAGAGCCGATGCGCCTCGGACGTGAGCAACGGCAGGAGCTCGTCGAGTACCTGTCGGGTGAGGGCCTGAGCACCCGGGCCATCGCACCCATCGTTGGTGTCTCCGACTTCACCGTTCGGGAGGATCAAAAGGCAGGTGCGAGAAACCTCGCAGCTGTCCCTAATGGGACACCTGTCAAGACCGCGGTGAGCAGCGAAACTCCTCTGGCCCCCTCCTCTGTTGTGACCGAACCTCGCGCAGTCGTCGGACTTGACGGCAAGAACTACGCGGCTCCCGCGCCGAGGCCAGTCGCCATTCCGGTGGATCACGAGCAGGAGAACGCAGAGCAGTACTCCCTCGAGTTCGGTCGCGCCCTCGTGACGCTTCTCCGATTTGAAAACCCCGGCTACGGAGTGATGCTCCGAGCCCAGTGGGAGCGCGGCCATGTCGCGTGCCCGGACGGTTACATCGCCGTCGCCAACCCTGAAGGGTTTCGGCGTCTCGCCGCTGCCCTCACTTCGCTTGCTGATGAATGGACGAACTGATGGACACCTTGGAGCAGCAGCTCACTCACCTCTACTCCGAGGTCGGCGGTGACGCGGGGGTGCTCGGTATCGAGCGACCGATCGCGTTCTCCGCGACCATCGAGAAGGCTCGCGCGTCCGGACTCCTGGACAAGCTCACGGACGCAGATCTCGAAGCATACGCGACGTTCATGCTGAAGCAGATCGACTCGAAGCAGGGCAGCGTGGCGGACTCGATGATCCGTGACGCAGCGGCCGGGAAGGTCATCCTCTCGGGTGTAGACGATGCGCGTCTCGACATGATGGCGACCCTCGGGAACGGACGCCGAAAGCTCTACCGACACATCACGGCTGCGGACATCGAAGAGATGATCCTGACTCGCCAGAAGCACGCCCGTTCGTCGCTCCGGGCGTCTGCGTCGTTCGAGACCGACGGTCGACTGGTGATCGCGCGGATCGCTGCGTTCGGCACCCTCGGCGACGCCGCTCTGGCTGGCGCACTCAACATCGCGGCGTAGCCCGCCCCCAAGTACTGCCGCGTTCGCGTCCCCCACCGATTCCCCGTCGGGCGGGCGCGGCTTCCCCGTCGAACAGAGAAGAGAGAGCAATGGCGATCGAGATCGCGATGAAGGATGCGCAGCACGCGCTCTACGTCGTCGCCGGAGACTACGGGCTCGGCCTTGAGCCGGGATCATTCACCACCCACCTGATCCGGGCTGTGCAGCACGCGGACGCGCTGAATAAGGCCCGTCTGGGTCACGCGTTCCCGAGTCTGGTGCAGGCCGTGCGGATGGCGTCGGGGTCGGTGGAGGCGCTTGAGGCGCTGCGGACCATCGTGAAGGACCGCGTCGAGGTGTCGTCGTGAGCCGGCGCCGGTCGACGTTCGTGCCGAAGCGTTCGTCGTGGCTCAGCTACCGCATCCTCGGGATGCGTCTCGGGTTCCTCGCGTTCCTGGCGGCGGCTGAGCAGGACCGGGACGAGGTGGCGTCGTGATCGGGGCTGTGTTCGTGCTGGTCGGTCTGCTGCTTGCGGCGGTCGCGATCGTGAGGGCTTACGCGGTCGACGTGGATGGTCCGGTCATCGTGCTCGTGGTGCTTCTGGTGCTCGTGGCGGTGGCGTTCACGCGCTGGGTCGGGAGGGCGTCGTGAGCAAGTTCGAGCAGGTGCTGCAGGACTGGGCGTCGGAGCAGAAATCCGACATCGAGTCGATCGAACACCTCGACTTCGATCCCGAGCAGCCATGCGAGTGCAAGGCCCCGGACGGGTCCCCGTGCACGGCTACGGCCACGTGGGTCGGTCGGCATCGCTGCTGCGGTTTCTCCTGGCTGCTGTGCACGCCCCACAAGCAGCAGGCGATTGTTGCCCTGGTCGCTCTGCCTGCCGTCGAGTGCGAGATGTGTCGGGCGAAGTTCCACATCGCGGTCCTGTCGACCGAGTTCATCCTGATCGGTGGCCGCTCGTGATCGCCGTCGGCATCGACCCTTCGCTGAACTGCACGGGCCTCGCGAAGATCACCGACGGGTACCTCGAGACGCTGCGGCTGCCGACGTCGACGGAGCAGGGCGACCTCGCGGACGTGCGCCGGCGGGTCCGATACATCACCGGGCGGATGGTGCAGTTCGTGCCCCAGGGCGCGCTCGCTGTGATCGAGGCACCGATCGTGGTTCGTGGCGGCCGCGGTGGCCTGCAGCTGGAGCGGGCGTGGCTGTTCGGGTTCCTCGTCGACCAACTGTTCGCCCGCGGATGCCTGGTGGCCCAGGTGCGGCCGAAGGTGCGGGCGAAGCTCGCGACGGGGAACGGGAACGCGGATAAGCGCGAGGTGCTCGCCGCGGTCAGGGAGAGGTTTCCGGCGACTCGGATCGCCGATGACAACGTCGCGGACGCGGTGGCTCTCGCTGCTGCTGGGGCGCGGTGGGCAGGGGAGCCGATTGATGGCGCCCTGTCGAAGAAGCAGGCCGAGGCCATGACGTCTGTGTCGTGGCCGATCAAGGAGAAGAGAGAGCAATGACGGTTCAGATTCAGCCGGCGAAGCCGAAGGACGAGCACAACGGGCTCGCCGACATCGAGGATCAGATCCTCGCGAACCCGCACGAGACGATCACGGTGATCACGACGTACGTGGTGAAGAAGATCACGGAGGACGTGGAGACCGGCGAACGGTATCCGGTGTTGAAGGCGAAGCACATCGAGCCGGTGCTCGGCGACGTCGAGGTGGACGCGATCGCGCTGCGTGACAAAGCGTATGCCGCCCGCACAAGCGCCGAGGAGTTGGACCTCGACTTCGAGGGCGGTGACGACGAGTGAGCGGGACGATCGACGAGATCAAGCGCATCGGCACCATCGACGCGAATTACTCCCGCGCTGGTCGTCCGAGCGGGCAGATCGAGTGTGCGGACGGGTTCAAGATGTCCGTCCAGGCGGGTGCTGCGATGTACTGCTCGCCGCGGCCGGGTGGTTTCGCCGAGGACGATCCTGAGCGATCGTACGAGGGTCCTTACTTCAAGGCCGAGGTGGGCTTCCCAACCGAACGCCCCGAGCCGTGGGACGAGTGGAAGGAGTTCTGCGAGAACGCAGATCACCCGACGGAAACCGTCTACGGGTGGGTGCCGTTCGAACTCATCGACGCTCTGGTCGCGCTGCATGGCGGTGAGAAGCAATGAGCGACACACTCACGCTGGCGCCCGAGATCGCGGCGGTGTACGCCCGGTCGCTCGGCAACGACAGCAACCGTGAGGCGTGGCTCCACGCCCGCCTGAACGTGGTCACCGCGACCGAGGCGAAGGTGCTCTACAAGGGGTCGGCGCAGGACAAGGCGAAGGTGGTGCGCGAGAAGGTCGAGGGGTCGTCGTTCTCCGGGAATCAGTACACGGAATGGGGCAAGCATCGAGAGCCGTTCATCATGGATGCGATCGCCGGGTTCGGGTTGCAGGCGTGCGGTGAGCTCGTGCACGCCGAGCAGAACAAGCGCCACGCGGCGACTCCGGATCAGATCGGTGTCGACTTCGACGGACTGATCGTGCTCGGCGAGATCAAGACGTCGAAGCACGACATGTCGTTCGGGTCTCCCGCATTCGAGAAGGCCGGCTACCTGTTCCAGATGATCTGGCAGGGGTACTGCGTCGGTGCCCGCCGCGTGCTGTACACGTTCGAGCAGCATGACGACGACTGGTCGCGCTGGGCGTCCCGCCCGATGGACCGCCCCGATCTGTGGGACGACTACGGCCCCCGGGTGATTCGTCGCGAGTCGGTGTGGATCGATCTCGCTGACCCCACGATCGCGGCGCACCTGCCGAAGATGATCGCCGCGGCAGATCGTGCGCTCGAGCGGCTGGACAAGCGTCTCGCCGAGGTGGGGGAGCAGATCGCGCCCACGTTCACCGACGAGCAGATCAACTCGCTCGTGATCCATGCGGCGAATGAGAAGCGGTTCCTCGCGGCCGAGACCGATGCGAAGGCGAAGAAGGCGGAGGCGCACAAGGCGTCGGAGGCCATCTTCACCGGCGCCGGACTGGAGGAGTCGTACTCCCAGGAGCACGGCGGCTTCAAGTTCACGTGGTCTCCGGCTGAGGCGACCGAGGTCGAGAGGCTCGACCAGGAAGGGGCTGTCGCTGCGGACCCTGGCCTGTACGCCCGGTTCGAGGCCGCTGCGGCGGTGCTCACCGGTCTGGGCGACCAGGTGGCGGAGCACGAGAAGAAGTTCAAGCAGATGGTCCCGGGAACGCCGAAGGCGGCTCGTCTAACCATCACCGCATCGAAGTCGAAAGGACAGGACGCATGAGCACAGCAGTGGCGCTGCCGACGAGCAGCGATGTCGATGCGTGGAATGACGAGGAGCGCGCCCTGCTGGACGCCGCGGGTCTCGTCCAGCGGAAGCAGAACCGGGCGGCCACGTGGGCTCCTCGAGCCACTGTCGCTGCGTTTCTCCAGCACTGCGCCCGCACCGGTCTCGACCCGATTGCTCGGCAGATCTACGCGATCGAGCGCGGCGGGAAGTGGGGCATCCAGGTCAGCATCGACGGTGCCCGGCTGGTGGCGCAGCGGTCAGGCCAGTACGCGGGCCAGACGCCGGTGGAGTGGACGGGGGACGGCAAGACGTGGGTGGATGTGTGGCTGGATTCCGAGCCGCCGAAGGCCGCCCGGGTGGGTGTGTTGCGCCAGGGATTCGCGCAGCCTCTCTACGCGACAGCGCGGTGGGACTCGTACGTCGTGACGAAAGACGAGTGGGTGCGTGGCGAGAAGACGGGTCGCAAGATCGTCTCCGACATGTGGGCCAAGATGCCCGATCTGATGCTCGGCAAGGTCGCGGAGATGCTGGCGCTCCGGAAGGCGTTCCCGATGGAGTTGAGCGGTCTGTACAGCTCGGAGGAGATGGCGCAGGCCGACGCTCCCGCCGCTGCTGTGCCGGCGCCGACTGAGGAGTGGGCGCCGACGAGCCCTCCTGAGCCGGCGCGTGTCGCGTCGAAGGACTGGGCGGCCGCGCTCGCAGTGGCGGGCGACGTCGACCAGCTGCGCGGCGTCTATCAGGAGATCGAGGCAGCGGCCGAGGTCGGGCTTCCGTTGAACCCGGAGTACCGGGATTCGCTCGCCGTGCTCGTGCAGCACTGGGAGCTCGAGGAGCCGCCCGCGACGCTGACGGCGGGTCAGCTGATCGGTGCTGTGAAGCGTGCGATGGAGTCGCGGCCGGTCGACGCCGAGGTGGTCGACGAAACCCCCGTGGCGGAGGCTGAGCGGCCGCGTGTCGAGGAGTGGGCGGTGGCGCCGATCCCGGATGCGATTGATGACGCCCCTTCTGCCGGCGACGAGCCGTTCTAGGGGGTCTGCCGTGTTCCACGTGTGTAAGGGGCCTCGCACCAACCCGGTGCGGGTGATGGGCCCGTTCGAGTCGCGAGACAAGGCGCAGACCGCGTTGGAGACTCTCGGCGGCGAACTCGGGCCGGTGTGGTGGATCGGGGTGTCTCGTGCCCGAACCGCTTGAACCCGACGTGCTGCATCAGTTGCGCGAGATCGGCCTCGAGAACCCGGACCCGGCGAATCCTCTGCACGTGAAGCTCGTGGCCACGCTGCGGCGGATGCGCGGCCAGTCTCAGGGCGCCCGGCTCGTGGCGTTGAAGTACGACTTCAACTGGGAGCTGATCGCGGCCGGCAAGGAGTTCGCGACTGCGAAGACCGACTACGAGCACCACATCGACAAGGAAGCGGTTCGGTTCCGGCTCGAGGGGGAGAAGTCGGGGGATATGGCGTTGCGGCGCGCGAACGCGTCCGACGAGGCCTATGTGCTGCTGCTGAAGTACCGGCTCGCGGAGCAGCAGGAGCGGGCCATGAGGAAGTTCCTCGACACGCTCTCGAACGCTTTCGATAACCACCGCACGGATCGTGCGGACGCTCGCGCGGGGAATCAGTTCCACGCGCACGGACATGACGGAGGGGCCTGATGGCCAAGGTATGGACGCACGGCGACGATGTCGTGCTGCAGGTGGCGGGGAAGTACTCGCTGCTCGGCAAGACGGTCGGGAAGCAGTGGGACGACGGCCGTGTGACGGTGCGGTGGGAAGACCGCACCTCGACGGTGATCCGCGGTGACCTGCTGGTGACGCCCGGTGAGGCGGCGGCTGCGCCGTCGTGGGCTGAGGTGGTGCAGATCTCGCAGCTGATCGGCGAGCGGAACCGTGCACGGGCGACGGCGGTCCGGCTCGAGCAAGAGGTCGCGTTCTTGTCGCGGCCGTGGGAGCAGAAGCTCGTCGAGTTCCTCCTCGGTGGTGCCCGATGAGCAGCATGGATCTCTACGAGGACGGCTTCCCGCACGGCACGAAGGAGGGGTACGAGCGCGGCTGCAAGTCCGCGGCGTGCCCGAACGCGTTCGAGGGCGAGACGATCTGCCGTGACGCGTTCATGCGCTACAACCGCGACTACGCGTATCGGAAGGCCGTCGACGCGGGGGAGACTCCTCCGCCGGAGTTCCCGGCGCCGGCACCCACGTCGGGCGGACCGGCAGCTGAGGTTCGCGTGTTCCCTGAGCCGACCGTCACCGCGGTCGACAGTGTCGAACCGCTGCCAGAGCCGGAGCCTGAGGTCGCTCGAAAGCGCGCCCCGAAAACGGTCCCGGTGCACCCCTCTCCGGCGATGTACCAGCGCGGGTGCCGGAAGGACAACGACTGCCCGTCCTTCCTGGCCGGAGGGATCTCGTGTCGTCGTGCTCGCCTCGACTATGTGAAGGCTCGCGGGGAGATCGTGCGCGCCGAGCGTGAGGCCGCGGGCTCGCAGTTCGACCGCGTCGACGTCGCCGTCACCGCGCCTGCCGAGGATGAGCCAAGACCGGAGTCGGCCGTTGAGCAGCTACTTACGGCGATCACCTCAGATTCCTCTGTGGAGTGCACGGTGACGGTGCTGCCGTCGGGTGCGCTCGTGGTGGTCATCCGCATCCCAGCTCAGGTGGTGGCGGCATGAGCCGGGATGAGTCAGACCTCGCGGACGTCCCGGTCTTGGTTGTAGACGGCTATCTCTCCGCGCTTGATTCCTCGGACCACTTCGCTGAGGCAGTCGGTCAAGTCGTCGATGGCTGCCGAGAGCTGCTCAACGGCCTTGGCGACGTCGCCGTTCTGGAGAAGGACCCTGGCGTCCGTCGTGTTGGTCATTGCCGACTTCAGAGCCGCATAATCGACGGCGATTGGACCGGTGTGACGTCCCCGATCGGTCACGGGCTCGTTCTCGTCGTAGACCTTGAGGTTCTTCATGTCCGCACTCTATCGGCGGTGGCGGCATGAGCTACACATTCATCGACGACTACGCGGGCGCAGGGGGCAGCTCCCAGGGTCTCCGCGAGGCTGGCCTCGAACTCGTGCAGGCCGCGAACCACAGTGCTCGAGCGATCGAGACGCACGCCACGAACTTCCCGCACGCCGATCACCTCCAGACCGATCTCTTGATCTACAACATGCGCAAGCGGCCACGCGCGGACGTCTACTGGGCGTCGCCGGAGTGCACCTGGCACTCGCCGGCGGGTGGCCGGAAGCGGAAGCGGCAAATGCTCGACATGTTCGACGAGTACGTTCCCGACGAGGCGGGCGAGCGGTCTCGGCTCACGATGATGCAGGTCGTCGCGTTCGCCGAGGCGAAGCGGCCGAAGATCGTGATGGTCGAGAACGTGATCGAGGTCGCGGACTGGGAACTGTTCGAGTCGTGGCTGCACTCCATGACCGCGCTCGGTTACGAGCACCAGATCATGTCCGTCTCGGCGGCACACATTTGGTCAGAAACGAACGACCCGGCGCCGCAGTGGCGCGATCGCGTCTACTTCGTCTTCTACCAGCGAGGCATCCCGTTCCCCGACATCCAGCCGCGGCCGCTCGCCTTCTGCCCAGACTGCGGTGAAGACGTGCGCGCGCGGCAGTCATGGAAGCGCGCCGACCGGCGCCGCATCGGGAAGTACCGCAAGCAGTACACCTACGTCTGCCCCTCGGACGGTCACCCAGCGCGCGACGTCGAGCCGTGGGTGCTCCCGGCGATCGCCGCGATCGACACAACCGACATCGGCACCACGATCGGATCGCGTTCCCGGCCGATTGCCGAATCGACACTGCGGCGGGCGTGGGTCGGGCGGCAGCAGCTGCAGCAGCGCGAGATGGTCGTTGCAGCAGCGGGCCAGACTTACGACTCGGCTACTCACCGCCACCGCCGGTTCGGTGACCCGACCGCCTACGTGCGCGCCCAGGGTGTCGACTCTCCGCTCTTCGCGCGGACCGGCACCCCTGGTGATGCCTATGTGATTGCGACGCACCATGGCGGCGGAGACCCGCGCGCGCTTGATCCACGGGCTGTGCCGCTGCCGACCCGTTCGACGAAGCTCGGAGAGGCATTCGTCACCGTGCTCCGGAACAACTCGGGCCCGATCGATGTCAGCGGCGATCCCCTGCAGACGATCGCGGCCGGTGGCAACCACCACGCTCTGACGCTGGTCGAGCCGTTCGTGACGCGTCACTACTCGCAGAGGGGTGGCGAAGGGTCGCTCTCACGACGTCTGGACGAGCCTCTCGGCTCGATCACCGGGACAGGCGGTAATCACTCGCTTGTGGTGCCGTACAGGAAGGGCATGGTCGCGAAGAGCGCCCAGCTCGAACCGCTCCCGACCGCGACGACCGTCGACTGGGCGGCGCTCGCGCACGGGTCGGCCGAGGGTGAGCCGATACCGCCTGTCGAGAAGCTGCGGGAGCTGATGGCGGATTGGTACTTCCGGATGCTGCAGTGGCGTGAGCACGCCAACGCACAGCGTTTCCCGCGCGACTACATCTTCACCGGCAATCAGGGCGAGAACACCCTCATGGCGGGCAACGCGGTCGCTTCGAACGTTGCTCACTACCTCGGTCTCCTCGCGATCATGGCGCTCGACGGCCTTCGGGTCGATCAGTTCGAGGATGTGGCCGCATGAAGCCCACAACGGCTCTCCGCTTCGACACCTACGACCGTGACGGCTTCCGCTGCGCCGCATGCGGGGCGACCGAGCCTCTCGAGTTCCAGCACCGCGCCGCCGTCGGGCAAGGCGGGTCGAAGATCGCGCCACTCCCGGCCGAGGGCCTGACGCTCTGCTCACGCTGTAACAACGAGGCCGAGCATGCCGGTCAGACGTCGGCGCTGTTCCACGGGTGGAAGATCCGCCGCTGGGTGCCGGCGCGGTTCGGCGCCGACAAGGTGCCTGTCTTCTACGCCGCCGAGCGCGCGTGGTGGCAGCTGACGCCGATGGGGGAGCGGTTCGAGGTGTCGACCGCTCGGGTCGGGTCGTTGATGGCGGAGGTCTACGGCGACGAGTGGGCCGGGTGGGCTCGGGAGCTGCGAGAGGCCGGTGCGTTCCGGTGAGCGTCGACAAGCAGCTTCTGCTGCTGTGGCTCGCGACTCGTGCGACGACGGAGGGCGCGGTCGTGGGTGCGATCTACGACGGACTGATCTCGCGTGTGAAGCGCGGAGATTTCGATGAGGAGGAGGTGAAGGGTCAGTGAGCACGAAGATCTCGAATTGGGCGTGGCACGACCCGGCGACACAGCACCTGCGCGGCAACGCTGCGATGGCGCTGCTCGCCCTGGCGGACATCGCTGATGACGACGGCCACGTGGTCTACGCAAGGGGCGCGAAGCGGACTCAGGAGGCGTTAGCGAAGAAGGCTCGGATGTCGGTTGCGACGTTCCGGCGAGTGACGGCCGATCTGGTTGCGCAGGGATTTCTCGAGGTGACTCGGGAGTCGCAGCGGACGGAGAACGAGTACCGCGTGCTGATGACCGCTCAATCTGAGCGCTCCAATTTGAGCGGTCAGAGCGCTCATAGCTATGAGCGGTCAGAGCGCTCACCTGGTGAGCGGTCATCGGCTGTCACTCCTCTTATAGGACATATAGACGTAGAAGAACGTGTTGTTCCGCGCAAGCGCGGCACACGCATCCCGGACCCGTTCCTGGTGACCGCTGAGATGCGTTCGTGGGCCGCGGATCACACCCCTCTCGTGAATGTCGACAGGTGCACGCTGCGTTTCGTGAACTACTGGCGGGCGAAGACGGGCAGGGATGCGACGAAGCTCGATTGGGAGCGGACCTGGCAGAACTGGCTGTTGAAGGATCAGGAGGATCAGGAGCGCCGGCCGGGTGTGAAGCAGACGACGGTGGATCACGGGCGTGAGGTCGACCGCATCCTCCGGGAACACGCTGCGACATCCGAGCACCTGGCGGTGACCGCATGATCGCCGCTGAGGTGAACGTGTTCCTGACGCGGGCGGCGCTGCTGGACCCGAGGATGAAGCGGGTCGATCCGCGCGAGCAGGCCGACATGTCGATCGCCTGGGCGGACGTCCTCGACGACGTGTCGCTCGAGGTCGCTCTCGCTGCCCTGAAGACGCACTACCGATCGTCGTCGGACACGATCACGCCCGCACGGGTCATCGAACTCGCCCCAGGAGTCACAGCAGCGGTGCTGCCGGACATCACCGCGGAGATCGTAGCGGAGTCGAAGCGTGAGCAGCTCGCCGCCGCCGGCGTGACCGAAGCCGAGTTCCTGGCCAACCAGCACGACGCCGCGTGGGTGGCCGCGCGGTTCGCAACCCGAGAGATCGAGGCCACGGATGCTTGACACCTACCAGCCCACCGACGCCGACGCCCCCGGAGAGGACGGCGGCCGCGAGCAACCGTTCGACCTTCTGGCCGAGCGGTTTGTGCTGGGCTCGATGCTCCTCACCCGCGACGCCGTCGATGACGTGTTCGACGAAATGACGATCCACGACTTCTACCTCCCGAAGCACCAGGTCATCGCAGAGTCCATCACCAGCCTGTTCGCGGCCGGTGCGCCGACCGATCCGATCTCGGTGAACGACGACCTCACGAAGCGGGGCGCGCTCACTCACGCCGGCGGCCCGACGGAGGTGTTCGATCTGCAGGGCGCGCCGTCGACGTCGGCGAACGCCGGCTACTACGCCCGCCTCGTGCACGAGCACGCCGTGCGCCGTCGGGTGATCGAGTCGGCATCCAGGATGATGCAATCGGCCTACAACCGCGACCGAGACGTCGCCGACGTCGTCGAAGCGGCACGCGCCGAGGTCGACACCGTCGAGACGGGGCGGCGCCGATCGGTCCGGATGGTGGGGGAGACCATCGACCAGCTGGCACAGAAGCTGGACACCGCCCCGACCTACACGCCGACGCCGTGGACGTCGATCGACAAGATCATCGGCGGTTTCGCGCCCGGGTCGTTCTACGTCATCGCCGCCCGCCCCGGGTCGGGCAAGACGATCGCGCTGCTGCAGTGCGCGACGGCGCTTGCGCACGTGGGGACGGTGGCGTTCTCGTCGATCGAGATGGCGGAGGAGGAACTGCAGAAGCGGCTCATCGCCCAGTACGGGCCCCTGCACCAGACCATCATCCGGAACCACGCGTTGACGAAGGCGGACTGGGAGACGTTCGCGTTCGCCCGCTCCCGCATCGTCGGCGCCCCGATCGCGATCGATGACCGCGGTGCCGTCACCATGGCCGACATCCGCGCCCACGCCCGCGCGACCGCCCGCCGGGGGAAGCTCGCCGGCATCGCCGTCGACTACCTGCAACTGGTCGAGGGCGAGGGCCAGGACCGCCGCGTCGTCGTCGACAACGTGTCGCGGGCCCTGAAGCAGCTCGCGAAGGACTTCAACGTCCCGGTGATCGCGGCCGCGCAGCTGCGGCGCGCGCAACCGCAGAAGGGCAAGCAGCGGGTGCTCCCGACCCTTGCTGACCTGCGCGAGGCCGGCGGTATCGAACAAAACGCCGACGTCGTCATGCTCCTCGACCGCGGGGTCGAGGAGGAAGCACGAAACCTGACCGTGGTGGTGGCGAAGAACCGGCACGGCGAAGAGAAGCAGGTCACGTTGCGGTGGGAGGCCGAATACGCCCGCGTGGTCGACCGGAAATGGTCACCGACCGCGCTCATCGATGAGAACGAACTGAGGAGAGAGCAATGAGCATCACGCAGATTATCGAGATCGACATCATCAAGGTCGAAGTCAACGACGAGTGCCGGATCGACGTCACGTCCGCAAGGAAGACGGTCGACCTGTCGCCAGCCGAGGCGCAGCAGCTCGCTGCCGAGCTCACAGTCGCCGCTGCAGACGCGTTGGCGCTGCTCGCTGAACAGGACGTGCAGCGGGCGCTGCGGGATCGTGAGAACGGGTTGATCGCAGCCGACCGGGTGGCCTCATGAGCGAGGGGCCGATCAAGCGGGAACGTGAAGCGTTCGCTTCCCCGCGGGTGACGAACACAGCGTCGACGGCGGTGCACGCTCGCGGCAGGGCCGGTCGTGGGTACTGCGGCCGCCGCGCGACAGTGCCGGCTACGTCGTGGGATGCGGTGACGTGCTCTGACTGTCACGCCGCTCACCGAGCCGACCAGGAAACCCTGAACCTTCGAAAGGACGGCCAGTCATGACCCTGGGTTGGCACGAGTACATCACCTCAGTCTCAGCAGAGACGCGCATCGCATACGTCTACGAAGACGGCACGATCTACTTTCCCGAGGGCGGTGACCCCGAAGATTTCACTCTGGCCAACGCCTCGGGAACGGTCTACCCGCTTGTCCGAGCAGAGCCCGCCACCCTGGCAAACGAGTTCGCTCGCGCCTATGTCGGGACCTGTGACTTCGGGGACTGTGACGATCCCACCGAGGCGATCGTCTATGCCGAGAGCCCAGGCGAGTATCTGTCGATGTGCGCCGGCCACGCCGTCACCACCCTGAACCACGAGAAGGAGGGCTGAGCGATGCAGATCGCGGATGCTGAAAAGCTGTCGGAGCTGATGGAGGACTGCTACGAGATGGCGGTAGGCACGAAGGACGGCGAGCTGCTGCTCATCGCCTCGGGCGAGGACTGGTACTTCTACCAGGGCGTGCCGACCGAGTCTGACGAGGCCGGCGTGGAATTCGACCAGCGGAACGGCGACATCGAACGTCTCGACGCCATGCACTGGCCGCTCGAGTACCTCGGCTGTGCGCTGGTGGGCGACCATGATCGCATCGTCGCCGCCCTGAATCGCACGTCCGACAACCACGAGAAGGAGGGCTGAGGGGTGGCAGTCACAGCGGAGCAGGAAGTCGACCAGATCAAGCGCTCACTCGACTCGCTAGGCCTCAGCGCTCTAGTGATCTACGACGTAGCCAAAGTGCTGCCGCACCCGTATGACGCGGTCAGCGACATGGCGAACCACTGGGCGCATGACTTCATCGGTTGCGCTCAGCACATCATCGCGGTGTTGGAGCGAGACCTGAATCGCTCGAATGTGGGAGGCGACGAATGACGACCCTGTGCATCAATCACCCCTGGCTGGTGGTCAGCGAAGACGACGACGTGTGCGTGATCGCACCGAACGTGGAAGCCCGCTTCGGGTGCCTCTGCGGCCCCTGCTACGGCCGCGTCCGCTGGATGCTCCGGCAGACCCCGCAGCTGGTCGCGCACATCCGTGCCCAGGTCACCCCGACGGTGCAGGCGGCCGCGTACGGTGCGAAGGTCGGCGGCACCCCCGAACGGCGCCTCCCGATGCGCGAGCAGGCGGTGGAGGACGCCGACGACCTCTTCTCCCAGCTGGCGAACTGGATGCTCACCTTCGCCGACGTCCTTCACGTCACCGGCCCGTATGCGACCCTCCCATACCGGGGTGAGGAAGACGGGGCGACCAGGCTGCCGCCGTTCGCCCTCGACCAGGCCGGCGCACACCGGGCCGTCGAGAACCTCGTCGAGTGGTACGAGAAGCGGGAACTCGCGATCGTCACCGCCACCGCACCCCTGGACGTGCGCGCCTGGATCGACGACCTCACCGAATACACCGGCCGCCTCCATGGCCGTTACCCGGACGCCCCGAGGAAGCCGCGGTCGGCGAAACCGCGGGTGTGCCCGGTGTGCGAGGAGCGGGCGGTGGTGGCCACGTTCCTCGCGGCCGGCGCCGAGGTCGCGTGCACACACTGCGGGTGGACGGCCGACGAGCACGAGGTTGACCAGTACGTCGATTGGAGCGAATGATGCGAGTACTCACCGTGAGGCAACCATGGGCGTGGGCGATCATCCATGGCGGCAAGGACGTCGAGAACCGGGTGCGGAACCTTGCCGGCGACTACCGCGGCCCAGTCGCCATCCACGCCGGTCTGAGCGTCGAGGAGGAAGACTCAGCCGTCTGGGACTTCGACGAGTACCGAGACGCCTTCTCGCGCGCCACAGCACCCGTGCGGCACGTAGTCGACGTGCGAGGCGCGATCCTCGGTGTCGTCGACCTCGTAGACGTTCACAGCGCCTCAGTCATCGGCGGGTGCGGCAGGCTGCGCCACGACTGTCCTGAGCACGGCACATGCCGTGTGCACTGTTCGACGTGGGCAATGGGCCCGACTGCTGACGGATGGTTCAAGCACCTCGTGCTCGCCAACCCGAGGCCACTCGCCACCCCGATCCCGTTCAAGGGTGCGCTCGGGCTCCGTACCCTGCCCGACGACGTCGAGGCCGCCATTCGAGAGCAGGTGAAGTGATGGCCATCATCATCACGGTGATCTGCGCTCCCAGCACGCCGAGGGTGTTCCCGTGAGCACGCCGGGTGCACACTCGAATGGTGGGGCACAGGGAGGTGTCGGGCATGAGCGAAGCGGACTACCAGTACTGGAAAGCGTTCGAGCGGAGAGCGGAGCTGCGGAAATGGGACCGGATACCGGAACCCCCACCACGCCCCACCGAGTCCAGCTCTCCCGAAAGCGGGGATGGCGGAAGCCAGACAACACGGTCGTAGTCGCCCGACCATCGAAGTGGGGCAACCCGTTCCGCATCGAGCGCGTGCAGTGCAGCGTTCCGTCCGGTGGACTCTGTTACGAGGTTCGGTTGAACGGCGTCGTCTACGCGGATCACCTGGACTCCGTCGAGCGCGCACGCGAACGCGCCGTCGAACTGTTCTCCCTCCACACCGGCCCGATGGGGGTCATCGAATGGGACGACGACCAACTAAAGCGCGTGCGCGACGAGCTCGGCGGGAAGAACCTGGCGTGCTGGTGCCCGCCTGGGCCCTGCCACGCTGACGTGCTCCTCGAGATCGCGAACAGATGACGGGCGGGTCAGCGCTCGGCGGCGCGGTTCCTCTTGCACTCGCGGTATCCGTAGATTGCGATGAGAACCCACCCGATGCTCAGCACCACGGGCAGACCGAACGCGACGGCATAGAACACATAGAAGCCGAGGTTCGCGAAGAAGTGATCCACATCTGCACTCTACTCAGCAAGCACCGCGATCTAGAAGGGACGTGATGGAAGACCGCGAGCTGTACGACGTCCGCAACGCCTCCCGCCGGGTCAAGCGCTCACGCCGCGCGATCTACTACTGGATGCGCACTGGCATGCCCTACCGGCTCGTCGGCGGCCGCCGCTACATCGCCCACGACGACCTCCTCCGCATGCTGCGCACGAAGATCGGAAACGAGCGCCGGAACCAGTTCCGAAAAAAAGTTAGCCAATCTGTTTGACACGCACGGCATTGCACAGTTTCACTACAAGGTAAGCACTTCTGCACCCACCGATCAGAGCGAGACTCACGGTGGGTTTCGTGCATTCAGGACCCGCCGCCGATCTTCTCCGGTGGCGATACAGGGCTGACAACCTGGCTCCGAGGGGGAGCGAACTCGTCAACTGGGCGGCCGCGCTTGAAGCGACTTCACGCGGCCGCCCCTGTCAAATACTGATCCTGACGTTGCTTGCCTGACACCAGCATGCATGCACACGCAATGCCGCAGCTAGCACGTATACCCGGCCTCGCATGATCTGCGGCAGGCGGACGGTAAATGGGTCAACCGTTGACTAGGGTGTCATGAGGTCGACAGAGTTGTTCACCCATTTTCCGAGATCGGTCGTGGTGTGAAGGCGGCCTGTTGGCAGTGCGGAGAAGGTCTCGAATCCATACTGCTGTCTCCTGTGGTGCGCGCCGATTCCATGAAAAGCCATCGGAAAGTTCATTACCCGAACCGCGTTTGTGTAGTTGCCAGGGGTGACCAGCCATCCCGACTGAATTGGAAAGAAATGGTCGTAAGCGCTGAGCGCATTGGGAATCTCGTCGACGGGGATGCCGGAGTACGTGGACATCCATTCAAACTCCGACTCCTTCATGTGATCTAGGAAAAAGCCGCCCCACCCCCACAGAAATTGTTGCCAGAACGTGGCATACAGTCGGTAGTTGGGTTGCGCTCTGAGCCAGTGAAAAGCTGAAACAAACGTGGATGGCAGCATGAGCGTGACCCAGTCAATTTGACCTGGCTTGGGTGGCTGGTAAGTCTCTGCGTAATCGACTGCCGCCTTTAAGATGGCAACGCGGGCACGATGCTCGATGTACATGCAAGCTTGCAGATCGAAGTGCTCGCCGTGGTACAACGCTCCTTTGAAACTTGCGCTGGGCGCCGGACCGGTTTGCGGGTCGAAGGCACCTCCGTCGAGCTCCAATGCGTAGCCAAGCGCAAGTCTCGGGTGGTCCGCGAACGCGGCATACAGCATCCTCAGGGACTCATCGGGCGTCCTGGCGTAGAACGTGCCGTCATTGAGTTGGCGATAGTACGTTTTCGCCACCCGTGCGCCGGGTGAGCCCGCTTTCGCGCGCGCAACCAAATGGCCAATGAGACTTCGGTCTGCGTGATTGGAATGACGCCATAGGGCCCAGACCTCGTCGCTTGCGACCTTTCCGTATCCACGATCCGCGAACAGCTGGGCAGATTTTTTGTGGTCGCCGATGCCGACGACATCCAATCCGAGAGGCGCCATTCTGGATTCGGCGTTCTCTCGACCATCCCACAGCTGGTGGAAGAACGACCCGTTAGAGAAATCCAAGTAGCGCATCCAACCCACGACCTTGAACAGATCGGTGTACCCCCACTTGCCCCCCTTGACCTCGATGAGGTTCCGCTTGGAGGCCGTGCTCGTGTAGTTGGTCGCGACAATATCCAATTCGAGTATGTCGGTGCCGTCGGTTTCAGTGAGTTGCTTCTCAACGTAGTAACCCGACGCCTGAAACAAACCCGCTATGTAGTCTTCGAAATCGTCGCCAGCACCAGGCTTGTCGGACAACGGGACGGTCTTGCTTGCCACTTGATCCCCCGATCTCTCGCGACCCCAGGACACCTGATCAGGTCTGCGATGCCTATTAGATCAGAGCAGTGACGCCTTCACCGCCACCACATCATCCGCCAGGGCTGGCTCAGAGTAGTGCCATGGTCCTCGGCATATAGGTCCGTCTAGTCCACCGACGACAAGTGCCGTGGTGGCTGGAGCGACAGGCCCAACGTCGAAGGAGACCCCCATGGCCGACAAATGGATCACCGTCTCCCTGAAGCTCGAGAACGGTGCCGTGACTCAGTGGGTCGGCAAAGCCGCCACGAAGGCCGCCGCCGAGCAGGAGGCGCTCGAGCACAACGACGGCGCCACCGTCGTATCCTCCGCGCTCGTGAAAGCCTGACCGAGGAGATGACACCTCATGGATCAACGAGCCGTCGCCCTGGCTGAGCGCTACAACGACTTCGGTGAGAGGCGATGCAACCGCTGCCGTGAGCACAAGCCGGACTCAGCCTTCGCGAGCACACCGAAGCGCTGGGACGGTCTTGCCACCATCTGCCGCCGGTGTACGGCTGACGCCCACACCCAGCGGCGGTACAAGGTCGACTATGACGCTCTGCTCGAGCGGCAGGGCGGACGCTGCGCCATGTGCGGCACAGACGCCTGCGCGTCCGGCCAGCGCTTCAGCGTCGACCACGACCACTCCTGCTGCCCCGGTGAGTTCTCCTGTGGCAAGTGCGTCCGCGGGCTGCTCTGCCGCAAATGCAACGGAGCCCTCGGCTTCATCGAGAACATCGAGCTGCGTGCACTCGCTGAGGCGTACCTCGCGCGCGTCGAGGAGGTGATGCCCAATGGCAACCATCAAGCCTGATGCAGTCGCAGACCCGCGACCAGGATCTCGTGGTTACCTTTAGCGCCCAAGTGGTACTGGACCAAGGGCCCCGGCCTCGCGAAGTGGGCGAAGAGCCCGCACCCATACACGGCGCTGAAGCGCCACCTCCGCGGCAAGGTGCCGACCAGCTACCTTGACCAAACCGTCGCCCAGTGGTTCCACGACGTCTTCGGCATCTGGCCGGGCGAGCGGAAGGGCAAGAACCCACTCGGCCCAGGCTGATGGCACGTCCAGAAGACTTCGGCACCCTCGGCCACCGCCTGAGCGAGTGGGCGCGTGTCCGCCTACTCCGCCGGCCGGGCCGCTGGATCAGCATCGGCCAGGACGACGGGTTCCACATCATCCCGCTCTACGACCGCGTCGGACACGACCCCGACAACTGCGTGTGCGGCCCCACGACGGACGCCGTCCCCCGCGCCGACGGCTCAATGGGGTGGGTGATCGTGCACCACAGCCTCGACGGAAGAGAACAGCATGAGTGAAGGCCTGACCCCGCTCGAGCGGCTCGACGACGCGATCCGCGAATTCGTAGCCGCCGCTGATGAGGGTCAGCTGCAGGGCTGGACGCTCGCCTGGCAGAGCGTGCGCCTCGCCAACGAGGAAGGCGTGCTCCCGCTCGTCTTCGGCTCCGACTTCACCATGGGCCCGTCGACCTCGCCGGAGATGGCCATGGGCCTCGCGCAGCTCACTCGCGCTCGCCTCGAGCGGCAGATGGTCTACGGCGAGCCCGACGACGACTGATGCCTGGCTGGCAGGGATCGAACCGTGCCGCCGAGCTCCCACCGGACTGGCCTCGCACCCGCCTCCGCATCCTGGACCGTGACGGGTGGCGCTGCGCCCACATCCGAACCGACACGAACCGCCGCTGCGGCCTCCCCGCCCGTCAGGTCGACCACATCACCCCGCACGCCGAGGGCGGCACTGACGACGACGACAACCTGCAGGCTCTGTGCGATTGGCACCATGGACGTAAGACGGGCCGTGAGGGCGGCCAAGCGTCCGGGCGAGCACGAACAGCGAAGAAAGCCGCTACCAAATCGCTGCACCCGGGGCTGCTGCCCGCAAAGACACGGCCGCCTGCACCGCGCCCGGACGAGGAACCGCCGCCGTTCTAGGGGATGAGCAGAGGATGTGGGCCGCGCGCGCCTCGAGGCCTCTTCCACCGCCCGGCTGAGCGACGGGGCCAGACCTGCCACCGATACGGCTCCCAGTATTCATAACGGTGATCCATCAGGTGTACGCGTGATCCGCCAGCTTGGGAACGTCTGCGTCGAGGGTCGACCCAGACGAGACCGACCCACATGCCATCGACCGCATCCGCCTTCAAACGAAGAGGGATCTCCACACGCTCTGACCGGGCGTCGAGAACAGCCTCCACACGCGGGAGATCAAGATACGCGGCCCCCCACACGCGGGCAGCTGGCTCGTAGACAACTCGCGGGCCCATGATCCTGGCGGTCACCAGAATGTCGACCCACCCGTTCGTCACCACGCCGCCGTTGTCGATCGTGAAGGCGACTGCGCGAGGAGCGACATCACGCTGCCGCAGCAGGAAGTCCACGACTGCGACCACGACGGCAACGAGCGCGGCGACGCCAACCAGTGCACCAATGCCGGACCAGCCCGGCCACTCAAGCCATGCCCACATGCGCGACCCCCTCGCGCCCACCATATCGACCAGGAGGTCGCCGTGACCGCACCGAGCACCGGACGTATCGTCCACTACACACTCACCGAGCTCAACGCAGACACCATCAACCGCCGCAGGGAGGACTACCTCAAAGGCCCCCGATCCTCGCGCCCTGAGGGAGTCGTCGTGAAAGGCGACGGTGCGCAAGTGCACGTCGGCAACACCGCCCGCGCCGGCCAGATCCTCCCACTCCTCGTCGTCCGCACCCTCGACGAAGGCAAGGTCAACGGGCAGGTGTTCCTCGACGGCAACGACACCCTCTGGGTTACGTCCGCCTCCGAGGGTGACGGCCGCGGCCAGTGGGCATGGCCGCCTCGCGCGTGAAAGGCGACAACCGCTAGCCTCGTCACGTGAGCCTGTTCGACAACAACGACGCAGCGCAGTTCGCACGCGACTCCCAAGAGAGACGCGCAAAGCGCAAAGCGCAACGCGCAGCAGAGGCAACCGCAAAGGGCGCAACCACCACCGCACTGGCCATGGCCGAACTCCTCGACGCAATGAGTGAGCAGCTCGCAATCGCCAAACAGCAGAGCGCCGACGCTCAACGCGTGGAACAGTTCTCCCGACGCATGTCCGTCGCCTCCCTGTGGGTATCAATCGGCTCCCTCGCAGCAGCCGTCGGCTCCATCGTCGTCGCCGTCATCGCGATCATCGCCACCCGGTAGCAACACCCCCAGGGGGCCACCCTCCCCCCACCCCCACCCGCTCGACCGCTTCGCGTTCTGCTGCTCACTGTGCGCAGGGGTCACAGGGGGTCGTTTTCAGCCGCGCTCGGCCGCCGTCATGGTGGTCGGCATCCGTCACGGAGGTTGCTATGCCTGTTCGTCTCTTCCGCGTGTTTCCGGGGTTCTGCTGATGCCGGGTCGGGGTCCGGTGAAGCAGGAGCGGCACACACGCGCGCGGAACGATGCGAAGTCGATTCAGCTCGTTTCTGATGGAAAAACGCGTGGTCCGGCGATTCCGCGGAATGCTCTGCGCGACAAGCAGGGGAACGTGCTGCCGTGGCATCCGCAGACGATCCGGTGGTGGAACAACTGGCGGAAGTCGCCGCAGGCGATCCGGATGATGACGGGGCCCGACTGGGATTTCCTGCTGGACACGGCGCTGATGCATCACCAGATGTGGCAGTACGGGCGGTGGGAGTTGGCCGCTGAGGTGCGGCTGAGGGTGCAGAAGTTCGGCGCTACACCGGAGGACCGGGCGCGGCTCGGTCTCGAGGTCGGCACGCGCCGCCCGAACGATGCTCCGGCTTCGGATGCCCCCGGATCGACCGGCGCGACGGTGTCCTCGATGGAGGCGGCGCGCGAGCAGCGTCTGCTCGTCGACGAGGACGACTGATGCCGCGCCGGGTGATCAAGGCGCCCGGCCACACTCGCAAGAATGCCCTCCGGATCGCGGTCTGGTGGATCGAGCAGTTCACCGTGCACGGGCCCGGCGACATCATCGGCCGGCCGACGGTGCTGGCGGACGAGTATGCGAAGTTCGTCATCGACTGCTACGCCCTCGACGGCGTTGGCCGCCGCCTATACGACTCCGCGTTCCTGTCTCGCCCGAAGGGCTGCGACAAGTCGGGCCTGGCCGCGAAGATCGCTCTGCTCGAGGCGTTCGGCCCGTGTCGGTTCGCTGGCTACGCGAAGGGCGGCGAGACTTACGAGTTCCTCGGGAAGGTCTACGTCTACTCGCCGGGCGAGCCGATGGGCAAGACGGTCACGACTCCGGTCGTGCGCATCATGGCCACGGAGGAGACGCAGGCCGGGAACGTCTACAAGACGATCTACTACAACCTCAACGACGCCGCCGCGCCGCTGTTCCAACTCCAGGCCTTCGGGGTGCAGGTCGGCCTGAACCGCATCGTCATCCCGTGGGGTGGCGAGATCGTTCGGTCGACGGCCGGCGCCGCGTCGAAGGACGGCGGCAACGAGACCTTCGCGGTCTTCGACGAGACGCACCTGTACACGACGCCGGTGCTGCACGAGATGTACACGACGGTCACGAACAACCTCGAGAAGCGGAAGATGACCGCGGAGCCGTGGTTCATCGAGACCACCACAATGTATGCCCCTGGCGAGGAGTCAGTGGCGGAGTCGACTTACGAGCTCGCCGAGGCAATCGACGAGGGTCGAGCGCGCCGCTCGCGCCTGCTGTTCGATCACCGGTGGGGCGACGTCGTCGACTTCACCGACGAGCCGGCTCTGATCCGCGCCTTCATCGAGGCATACGGTGACGCGATCGAGTGGAACCCTGTCGAGCACCTGCTGACGCTGGCGTACGACATCCGCCGGAAGGTGAAGAACACCCGCCGGTACTTCCTCAACGCGATCGTCGGATCGGTGAACGCGTGGGTCGAGCCGGAGCAGTGGTCGGCCCGCTCGATCATGCTGCTGCGATTCGGAGAGGATGAGTTCGACTGGCGGCCGCCGGCGCCGAAGGACATTATCACGCTCGGCTTCGACGGATCCCGCTCGAACGACGCCACAGCCCTTGTCGGTTGCCGTGTCGCCGACCGGTACCTGTTCCCGATCCTGATCGCGGAAACCCCGGACGGCCCAGAGGCCGAGGGTTACCAGGTCGACCGGGTCGCGTTCGACGCGGCCGTGTCTCAGGCGTTCGAGGTCTACAGGGTCGTCGGCTTCTACGCCGACCCGCCGCTGTGGCAGGACTACGTCGACGCGTGGGCGAAGGAGTACGAGGACCAGCTGCTCGTCGAAGCGTCGGGCAAGTCAGCGATCGAGTGGTGGACAAAGGTCGACACGAAGATGGCGCCGGCGCTCGAGCGTCTGCACACGGCAATCATCACGGGGACCATGTCGCACTCGGGCGACCGGGTCATGACGAGGCACTTCCTGAATGCGCGCGAGTGGAACCGGCGCTCGGGAACGGTTATCGGCAAGGAGAAGAAGAACTCTCCGAAGAAGATCGACGCCGCGGTCGCCGCGACGCTCGCATTCGAGGCCGCAGCCGACTGGCTCGACCACGGCCGGCCGGTGCCCGCCGCCGCATCCAGTGTGCCCGAGAGGGTCAGATAGGGGAGTCAGGTTGCTTACTCAGACCAGCATCCCCGGCACCGACGACTGGTGGCTGACGCAGCTCGCCGTCGAGTGGGGGAAGGATCTCCCGCGACTCGGCGAGCTGAAGCGCCGCCGCGATGGTGTCGCCGAGGCCCCGAACTGGGGCGACGCGGCGATGACGAACGCGTACTCGAAGTTCGTGACCCAGCGGCGCCTGAACGTCGCGAGTCTGGTCGTCGAGGCCCGCGTGAACCGCGAGAAGCCCCTCGGCTTCAAGACCGCGGCGCCCGGAGATGACGACGGCGACTCCGCCGCGATGGCGACGTGGAACCGGTCGAACATGAAGGTCGGCGTCCGCGACTTCCTCGCCGACGCCGCCACCTACGGGTCGGCGTTCCTCACGGTCACCGGATCCGCCGTGCCCGGCTCAGACGGCACCTTCGCGGGGCCAGCCATGGTCCCCTCGTCCGGGTGGAGCACGATCACCCGCCAGTACGCCTCGCGGCCCTGGCTTGCCGAGGCGGCGCTCACGGTCGGCTACGACCCAATCAACCGGGTCGACATCCTGACTCTGTTCCGGGCCGGCTACTGGCGGCAGGCATTCCGCGCGACCCGCGGCACGTCGTCGCTGCCCACGGACGGCACCTCATGGGCGCCTGGCCGCGGCTGGGACTGGGTGTCCGACCCGGTGCCGCTCGGTTTCACCGATGAGGTGAACGTGGTCCGCATGGACCTCGACGGCCGCAAGGGTGTCTTCGAGCGCCACCTCGACACGCTCCGCCGCATCGACCAGGGCATCCTCGACCGCATCACGATCATCGCGATGCAGGCGTTCCGGCAGCGGGCGCTCAAGGGCGCTCTGCCGAAGGTCTACCCGCCCGAGCACCCTCAGGCCGGTCAGGCGATCGACTACAACAAGATCTTCGAGGCCGGACCCGCCGCGCTGTGGCTGCTCGGAGACGCCGAGATCTGGGAGTCGGCCGTCACCGATGTCACCCCGATCCTCGAGGCGACGAAGAGCGACTTCCGCAACCTCGCCGCCGTCACGTCGACCCCGATGTACATCCTCTCGCCCGAGATGGCGAACGGTTCGGCCGAGGGCGCTTCGCTCGCCCGTGAGGCGCTGGTGTTCAGCGTCGAGGCCGACATGGACCGCGCATCGGCCACGTTCGCGCTCGCGCACTCGCTCGCCTTCCAGGCCATGCGCGACACCGCCCGCGCGGACGCGTCGCAGATCGAGACGATCTGGGCACCCGCCGACCGCTCGTCCATCACCGAGCGCGCTTCGGCGTCGTCGCAGGCCAAGGCCGGCGGCCTGTCGCAGCGCATGATCAACGAGAAGATCTTTCAGCTCTCGCCGGCGGAGATCGCGCTCGAGCGGCAGTACAAGCAGGATGAGGCGTTCGACACGCCTGTGGCGAGCTGATCGTGGCCGCGGACGTCGAGCGCATCGCGCGGCTGACAGAGCGGCAGGCGGCACAGAGGCGCAGCATCATCGAACAGCTCCTGCGGCTGCTGCTGGGGCTGTGGGGCGGGTTCGACGGCTGGACCGACCAACGCCTCGTCACGGGGCAAGCTGCAGCGTCAGCGACCCTCGTGGACACCGCGCTCGTGCGCACCCGCCGGCTGACACGCTCGTATCTGACCTCGGTGCTCGCCGAGATGGGCCTCGGGGATCTTCGACTGCCGTCGCAAGTCGACCTGTACCCGCGGTCGGGTGTCAGCGAGCTCGCGGTCTATGCCCGCCCAGTGAAGCAGTTCCTGTACGAGCAGTCGACCGGCGCCTCGCTCGAAGAAGCGACGGCCGTCGCCATGGAGCGGCTGAAAGCGATCGCCACACAGGACGTGAAGACGGCCGACCGGGACGAGTCGCACGCGATTTACGAGGCCATCGCACGCGTCATCGGCTATCGCCGCGTGATCCACCCGGAGCTGTCGAAGTCGGGCACGTGCGGTCTCTGCCTCGTCGCCTCGCAGCGGCGCTACTCCACCGACGAGCTCGAGCCGCTCCACGGGCCGTCGTGCAACTGCACCACGCTCCCGATCGTGAAGGGTGACGACCCCGGCTTCCGTGTCAACGACGCTGACCTGAAGGCCATCTACGCCGAGGCCGGCAGCACCGCCGCGGAGGACTTGCTCAACACCCGGATCACGATCAATGAGCACGGCGAGCTGGGCCCGATCCTCACGAAGAAGGGCGACCACTTCCGGGGACCGCGCGAGGCCGGCGGCACCGCGTACGAGCGGCCGACCCCGGCGAGCGTGCGCGAGCTGCGGACGAAGGAACTGGAAGTCCTGCGCGACCAGCTCGCGGCCGCGGACGACGCCTACCGGGAGTTCGTGCAGAACGACCCCGATGGCGTCCCGCTGGGCGGCGACGCGGGCGTGGGCATGTTCCGAGCGGCGAAGCAGATGCGTGACCGCATCACTGCCGTCGAGATCTTCTTGAAGACGCTCCCCGCATAGAGACCACCGGTCAACTGGCCGGCCCGCCAGACATGGGCACCATCCACCGACACGGAGGAAACACCACATGTTCCGCATGAACGCCTTCGGGCAGCGCATCCCCTGCAATCCGCGACTCGTGTTCCACTCGGACCCGAGCGCGCCGCCATCGGGAGGCAACCCCGCAGACCAGCCCGTCGACCAGCCAGTCGATCACGGCTACCCGCAGAACACCCCGCTCGAGCAGATGACCGCCGAGCAGCGGGAGGCGTACTGGAAGCACCAGGCGCGGAAGCACGAGAGCACCGTCAAGGCCCGCCAGGACTACGACCAGCTCAAGGCCGACTCGGAGGAGCTCGCGCGCGTCCGCGCGGCGAACGCCACCGACGAGGAGAAGGCACGCGAAGAGGCTCGCCGAGAGGGCGAGAACATCGGTGCCGCACGGTACCTGAAGCAAGCCGTCATGGGGAGCTTCCAGGGGCTGACCGGGAAGACGAAGGACGAGATCGACACGATCTTCGCGCACGTGGACCCGAGCACCTTCACGGACGACAAAGGTGACATCGACACCGACGCGCTCGAGAAGTACGCCGCCACCTTCGGTGCGAAGGACGGCGCCAATATCCCACCCACGGACCCCGTCAGGGCGGCCCTGGAGCGGACGCAGAACCCGGGCGCAGCGGGCGGGGGCGGAGGCGGGTCAATCGCCGAGCTCAAGCAGCAGCGCAAGGAAAAACTCCAGAAGTCCAAGTAGTCCCACAACCTGAGAGGAATCCATCATGGATCTCACCCCTGTGGCGACCTCGACCGGCGGCACTGACAAGCGGTGGCGGACATCCGACCACGGCATCAGCAACGATCAGCCCCGCACGCTCGACGTCTCCAAGTTCACCAGCGGCGTCCACTACGACGCCACGACCAAGGTGCTGTTCGGCGGCATCGGTCTCGCGAAGGTCACCGCGACGAGCCTCTACGGCCCGTATGACACGACCGCCGCAGACGGCCGCCAGCTCGCGCTCGACAGCTTCCTCGAGAACGAGGAGCCGCTGCTCCTCGCGAACGGGTCGCTGTCCACGAGGGTCGCTGTCGCGGTCACGCGTCACGCGATCATCAACCAGCCCAACCTCCCGGTCGCTGCTCAGCGCGCCGGCGGGGCATCCGACGTCGCGACGGCCACCACCGGTGGCCAGTTCGTGTTCGAGAACTAGGAGGGCCACCCATGGTCTACAGCCCCGCATTCCGCACCGCCACCCAGCTCACCGCAGCTGCGCGCGCGGCTGCAGAGGTCGTCGGCGAGAGCTACAAGCTCTCCCGGTGGTTCCCCGCCCGCGAGAACTTCGGTCTCTCGTACGACTTCAACCTCAACGCCCTGGCGCTGAACGAGGTCGCGTCGTTCCGCGCGTTCGACACCGAGGCGCCCTTCGGGTCGACCCCCGGCTCGCAGAGCAAGTCCGGCAAGCTCCCCCCGATCAGCCGCAAGCTGCGCGTGACGGAGTTCGACCAGCTCAGCCTCTACGGGCAGACCGACGCGATCGGTGAGAAGTTCGAGGACTACGCCGAGCGCCTCGGCGGCCAGATCGCCGCCCGTGTTGCTCTCGCGCAGGGCCAGGCGGTCGAGACTGGCACGATCGTGCTGAACGAGAACAAGTTGCTCTTCACGATCGACTTCGGTCGCGCCGGTGGCCACACCGTCACCGCGGTCGCTCTCTGGTCGCTGGTCGGCACCGACGCTCTCGCGGACCTGCTCACCTGGCGGGCGGTGTACATCGCGACGAACGGCTTCCCGCCGGCCGTCAGCATGATGTCGACCGCCATCCTGTCGGCGCTGCAGCGGAACACCTCGATCATCAAGGCGTACTGGGGCCGCGGCACCGACGTCTCGTCGATCATCAGCATCGACCAGGTGCAGTCGGTGTTCACCTCCTTCGGCCTCGGCCGCATCGAGATCAACGACGACCAGGTGAAAGTCGGCTCGACGACCACCCGCCTGATCTCGTCTGACAAGCTCATCTTCCTCCCCGAAGAGGGCGGCGTGCAGCTCGGCGGCGCGGGCGGCTCACTCGGTGGCACCGACTGGGGCATCCCGGCCGAGGCCATCAACGCGGTCTACGGCATCACCGACTCTGACAAGTCGGGTGTGTTCTCTGCCGCGTTCCACGACGACGACCCCGAGGGCCACAACGTGCTCGCGTCGGCCATCGTTCTCCCCGTCCTCGAGAGCGCGAACGCCACGTTCGCCGCCGACGTCCTCTAGGAGGTTCTGATGGCTCAGAAGAAGGTTCTCGCCACCGACGTCTACGTGACGAACGAGGCGGGCCAGGGAACGCTGCTCGCGGCTGGTACCGAGGTTCCCAAGTGGGCTTCGAAGCTGGTCACCAACCCGAAGGCGTTCGTCGACGTCGAGGGCGAAGCCACGGATGACGGCTCGGGCGATGGCTCCGGCCAGACCCCGCCGGCCACCACTCCGCCGGTCAACACCCACGTCGCCAAGCGCGCGGGCGTCGACGACGTCCCGCCGTACGACACGTGGGCGTACCACGACCTCCAGCAGGAGGCCATCGGCCGCCAGCTCGATGGTGGCGGCGCCGGGAAGGGCGAAGAGATCGTCGCCCGCCTGGCTGCCGACGACGCCGCGCAGGCACCGCAGCAGTAACGAGAGGGGCCACCGTGTCGCTGCCAGCAGTTCACCTCGACGAGCTCGAGAACAGGTATTACGGGGACGACTTCCACATGAAGTTCACCCCGACCTACCTGACCACGAAGCTGGCCGACGCGGTGGCCCTCATCGAGCAGGAGTACCCGACTGTGGAGTCACGCCTGCAGTCGGGCGCCCTGCTCACCCAGAACTACCACCGCGTCGTCGCCGACATGGTCCTGCGGGTCATCAACAACCCGCGCGGCTACGCGAGCGAGTCTGACGGCGGCTACTCCTACGGACTTCGCGCCGTGGTCTCCTCAGGGGATCTGTGGCTGACCCAGAAGGACATCGACCTGCTGTTCGGCCGAGTCCAGAACGCCGACTTAGGCACAGTCACGATTGGCGTGCACGACCCTGGGAGGCGCCGTGGGCCTGCTCGATGACCCCCGGCACCTGGTCGAGGTGCAGCTGCGCGACGCCACCCCCGGCAGCCTCGGCCAGTCGAAACTCGTCGAGTACGGCGACCGGATCCCGACGCGCTGCAACTTCCAGCCCCTGGACTCCGCCGAGATATTGAACCGCGGGCTCCAGCTCGAGGTCACCGGCCGGATCTCGTGCCGCTCCTGGCCGGGCGATTCCCGCTCACTCGTCTACTACGACGGGTGGGAGTGGGAGCCGGTGGGAGAGCCTGAGCACTTCCGGATGTCCGAGCGCACCGATCACTTCGTGGTCATCGTGAAGCGGGGAGCACGAGATGGGACAGATCTATAAGCCAGCCGGCATCATCGCCGCGCGCATCGTCGGCCGGTCGGCCGCGATGGATCTCGCAGCGATGGTCGTGCTCGGCCGCGTCAAGATGGTCGCCGCTCAGCACAAGCTCACGGGCAGTTACATGCGGCACCTGAAGATCCAGAACGTGCGCGGCAAGAACGGCGTCCGCGACCGGCTGGTGTCGGCGACAGACCCTGCCTCGCTCAGCATCGAGTACGGCCACTATCCCGTCCGCATCCGGCGCGCACGCCACGATGGCACCCGCCGTGTGTCGACGGGCACGATCCGGTGGGTGCCGGGCCAGTACATCATGACGAAGGCGCGAGGGATGCTCTGATGATCGACGCAGAACTCCTCATCAAGACCCTGCTCGATCGCGACACTCCCGAGGGTGTCCTGATCCTCCCCGCCATCGACGGCATCGAGTATCCCGGCGTCTTCCCGCTCATGACCTTCGCCGTCAGCGTTGGCCAGGCGATCGACAACCACGCGCCGCCCGCGGGCTGGGAAGCGACCCTCGACCTCAACATAATCGACGACGACCTGGACGACGCCAAAGCGCTCGCGTTCGCCGTCTACGACGCCGTCTGGGCGTGGGCTGACCCGTTCAGCCCGTCCGTCGGCATCGTCGCCAATGTCGGATCCGTCAACGACGTCGGCGACAACTCGATCTTCACCCGCGTCTCGACCGTCGAGGTCGAGTCCAAGTGGGTGACGCAATACGCAGGGAGCTTCGGCCTCACTCTGCGACCACCTCACTGATCACCGTCTCCAGCACCTCCCGGTGGGTCCGCCAACCTCATTGGAGACAACGCCATGGCTCTGAACCCAGACGCCGTCATTCTGCCCGGTCGCGGACTCCCGTTCATCGCGGCAGTCGATACCGCGGCACCCAACTACGAGACGATGACCCCGGCGGCGCCGGGCACCGGGTGGGAAGCCCTCGGCCACACCTCTCGCGACAACAACGTCCAGCTCTCCCGTGAGGGCGGCGACGCCACCGTGCAGGGCACCTGGTGGACGCCAGCGTTCCGCACCACCTACGCCGACACGTCCTGGTCGGTGACCGTGAACTCGGTGCAGGTCGACGAGACCACCCTCGACCTCGCGTTCAACGGCGCGATCGACACCGACTCGAACGGCTACATCGTTCCGTCGACCATCGTCGCGGTCGAGCGGGCGCTGTTCATCCTCGTCGTCGACGGCACCTCGCGGATGGGGCTCTACCTCCCGCACGTGTCTCTGTCGATCGGTGATTCGCCCGCGTTCGACCCCACCAAGTTCTTCGAGATCCCGCTGGCCGCTTCGGTCCTGGACTCGGAGGAGCTCGGCGGCATCATGCAGTGGTTCCACCCTGCACTCGAAGCCGCGTAGAGCACCCACGCTTCCGGCCAGGTGCTGGAATGCGGACCCGCCTGGCCGGAAGCCGAAAAAGGGTCCGCGATTAACCGAAAGGGTCCGCAATGACCACTACGCCACGCAAGCCGCAGGATCGCCGCCCGAAGAGCGCCGTGCTCGCCGCAGAGGCGGCCGCGGGACCCGCCGGCGCGGAGTTCCTGAAATCGGAGCTCGCCGCCTGGGACCAGGCCGACGCGACCGCGGAGTTCCTCGAACTGTTCGAGGGCCTCGGCATCGACCTCGAGGACGCCGACGCGGAGATCGAGATCAAGATGTCCCCCGACAACGTCCGCTTCATGGGGCAGGCCGCCAAGCTGCTCCTGAAGTACGCCGACGACGCAGACGGCCTCACCGCCGCGCTCTCCGGGCCCGGCGCGCTGAACCGGGGACTCGAACTCGCGATGTGGTTCTTCGGGCAACTGGGGGAAGGCGACAGCTCTGCGAGCTAGTCGATGAGTACGGGGACGAGCTGCGCGGGGACTTCCAGGAGTTCTACCAGCTCGACCTCGTCGACGCCTGGCGCGGCACTCTGACTGCCCGCCGGGTCATCGATCTCGCAGAGCGTCTCATCGACATCCCACGCTCCCGGTTCCGGGCCGCCGTCATGCACGACGAACGAATCCTGGGCTGGGGAACGGAGGCCGAGATCCTCGCCGACCTGTACGACGCGTTGGTCGATAACTCGGTCATCACGTGGAAGTCGGCCGGTGGCAAGGCGAGCGCCGGTCAGCGGTATCCGCGACCGAAGCCGCAGCTCGTCGAGCAGGCGAAGACGATCGCCGACTTCCCGATTCGGGAGATGGTCCAGATGACTTCCTGAAGGGGGCGCCGGCATGGCTGTGAGCTCCGGGAAAGAGGTCGGGCGGGTATCTCTCCGGGTGCTCCCGAACGCGACGAAGTTCCGTGACGATCTTCGGCTGATGATCAAGCGCGTCGAGGGATCGATGGCGCTGAACTTGAAGGTCGAGGCCGATACTCGCCCGGCGGAGCGCGCGGTCGACAAGCTGCGCGACGACATCAAAAAACGTGCCGCCGATCTGAAGGTCGACGCGAAGACCCTGAAGGCAAGCGCGGACATCGCGCGAGCTGCCCGGGACCGACGCGTCACGATCGCGGTTGACGTGAGTAAGGCGTCCCTCGTGAAGGTGGCGTCCGTCCTGGCTGCGCTTTCGGGCGCACGCCTCGTCGGGGACACCTTCAAGAACATCGGTGAGAGCCTCGCGAACATCGACCGGAACCTTCCGAAGATCGCCCTCATGGCGACCACGATCGCGTCGCTCGGTTCCGGTGCTCTCAGCGCCCTCGCCGGGCTGATCACCCTTGGTGGCGGCATCGCGCAGGTCGCCGGCCTGGGCCTCGCGCTGCCCGGCATCTTCGGCGGCGTCATCGCGTCCTTCGCGGTGCTGTTCGTGGCTCTGAGGAACGCGCCGACCGTGCTTGAGCCGTTGAAGCAGTCGTTCCTCGACCTCGGCGCGACGATCAACGACTCGTTCTGGGCGCGCGCGGCCGATCCGATCATGTCGTTCGTCAACGGCATCCTGCCGCAACTCCGCGACGGCCTGAGCGGCGTCAGCAACTCACTAGGCGCGTTCACGCAGCGTCTCGCGGACTCGTTCGCGGCATCGTTCGGGAGCGACCGGCTCGCCGTGATGTTCAACAGCCTCGCGCAGGCGATCGACATCGCGAGCACTGGTACTGACGCGTTCGCGAATACCATCACGACGCTCGGCATCTTCGGCGCTGCGTATCTGCCTCGCCTGGCACAGTTCTTCACTGACATCGGTAATCAGTTCAACGCGTTTCTCACGCAGGCCGCCGGCGATGGTCGCCTGAACCTTTGGGTCGAGAACGGGATCACCGCGCTTGGGTTGCTCGCGAGCTCGATCGGGTCGATCGCTCAGATCTTCGCGGGCATCAACGACGCGGCGATGGCCGCTGGCGGTGGGGGTCTGGCGCAGTTCGCCGCGGTGCTGGCCACCGTCGCGGGCATCATCAATGGGCCGGTCTTCCAGTCCGCCCTCACCACGATCCTCGCCGGTGCGAACGCAGGCTTCTCGGCGCTCGCTGGCGCGCTTGGTCCGATCGGTGACGCGATCTCGACGCTCGCGCCCACGATCGCTGGGGTGCTCACCACGGCCGGGCAGGCTCTCGGCGGCTTCCTCACGGCGATCGCTGGGGCGTTGGAGACTCCCGCGTTCCAGGAGGGCCTCACGGCCTTCTTTGATGGCATCAAGTCTGGGATGGATGCGATCGGGCCCGCCCTGCCAGCGGTCGCCGGCGCGCTCGGGACGCTCGGTAAGGTCGTCGGTCAACTGGCCGCAACGGTGGGTCCCGTGCTCGCGGCAGCCCTCACAGCAATCGCGCCGCTGTTCACGGATCTGCTCACGCAGATCTCTCCGCTGATTCCGATCCTCGGTGACGCCTTGATCGAGTCGATTGAGGCGCTCGCGCCTGCGCTGCTGTCGTTGGCTCAGGAGGTGTTCCCGCCGCTCGTCGCCGCGGTAATCAGTCTCGCTCCGCTGCTGCCATCGCTCGTGACCTTCTTCGCTCAGCTGCTGGCTGCGACAGGTCCGATGGCTGCTTCGCTGCTCGAGTCGCTGCTGCCCGCGTTCACGACACTGGTCCCTGCGCTGATCACCATGATCGATTCGCTGACCCCGCTGCTTCAGTACCTGCCCCTGCTGGCAACGAACATCCAAATCCTGGCCGCGATCATCTCCTCGGTGCTCGTGGTCGCGTTCTCGATCCTGCAGCTGGCCTGGACAACTTTCACCGCGCTCATCACGGGCGACTGGTCAAAGTTCGCGTCGACCATCACCGGAATCACCAACAATCTGGGTTCGAATCTCGGCGGCATCTGGCAAGGCGTGGTCGACTCTGTCACCCGGATCGTCACGAGTCTGGGTCCGAAGCTGCTATCCGCGGTTGGGAACGCCTGGAATGGCGTCGTCGGCTTCTTCTCAGGCGCAGGTAGCTGGCTGGTCGACGCGGGAGCGTCCATCATTCAGGGACTCGTCAACGGCATCAACAGCAGGATCGGCGCGGCCAGGGCTGCCGCCGAGAACGCGATGAGCGCTATCCGGAACTTCTTCCCGTTCTCGCCGGCGAAGGAGGGCCCATTCTCGGGTCGCGGGTGGACGCTCTACTCCGGTCGAGCGCTCATGGACGGCTACGCCGAAGGCATCGAGTCGAAGAAGGCCAGGCTCCGCTCCGCGGTGTCGTCGACTCTCGGCTCCGCCGCCCTCTCGGGTACCGGTTCTGTTCAGCTCCGAGGGCAGACGGCGGTCGCCGGCGCCGGGTTCCCGGGCGAGGTCACCTTGCTCGACGCCGACGGATCGATCCTCACGAAGGCGAAGGTCATCGCGAAGAACACCGTGGACGAGAACGACGATGACACCCGGGTTGGCCTCGAGAACGGAAAGCGACGCTGATGGTTGACGCAACGCTCACCCCGTATCTCGATGGCCTGCCCGCGGTGGAGGTGTTCTTCTCGAACTTCGGTCCAGAAGTGCACCACCACACCATCTACCGGCTCAGCGGGAACCGGATGACGGTCGTGCGCGGTGCGATCGAGATCGCGACCGACGTCGCCGTACTGGACTACGAGGCCCCGCTCGGGGTGTCGTTCAGGTACGCCACGGAGATGTTCACTGCCGCCGGCGGGAGCCTCGGGTTCGCGAGCAGTGAGCAGACCATCTTGAACATCAAGCGTGCGTTCGTGCATCAGCCGTTGAACCCGCAGATGTGGGTCTCACCCACCGTCATGGTGGAGACGGCTGCGGTGATCACTCGGCCTCTCCCCTCGGAGGTCGTGTACGTCGAGGACGCATCTGTCGGCCGCCGCATCGGGTCGCGCAGGCAGGGCATCACGGGGATGGACATGGTGTTCGAGACAGGCACGCTCGAGCATGCCGACGCGATGCAGAGCATGCTCGGTTCCTACGAGATGCAGCAGGTCGGCACCCTGTGTGTGCGGATGCCGCCGCCGATGCGGATCCCGTCGACGTTCTTCGCGTCCGTGCGCGACCTCGACGAGGTCATGGTCAACATCCACCGGCGCGGCACCATCACCCGCTTCGAGATGGTCGTCGACGAGACCGCGGGCCCGTACGCGGCGCTCGTGGTGCCGCTGCTGACCTACGACGACATCGACGCCGCCTACGCCACCTACGACCTCCGAGACGCCGCCTACGCCACGTACACGGACGCCGACCGCGACTACTCACTGGCTGGCTACGGCGGAGACAACTGATGCGCCCCGCGATCGCACTCGACATGCAGGTGCTGACGGCCGACTTCAATCACCACTTCGTCGCCGACCTGTTCTATGACGGCCGCCGGCGCATCGCGTCGATCCCGCTCACGGACTTCTCGCTGACTGAGGATGCCGACGCTCTGATCCAGCAGTCAGGGTCGTGCACGGTGGTCTGGACCGACGAGTGGGCATCATCGCTGTCGCCGGAGACGCTGAGCGACCCCCTCGCTCCCGCCGGCGCCGAGCTGTGGGTCTACTCCGTGATCACCACCGGCCCTACGTATAAAACGCGCGTGCCGCTCGGCCAGTACCGGATCACGAACATCCCATCAGCGATGGACGAGGAAATGCTGTTCAACGGGCAGCGGATCACCCTCGGCTCGGTCGTGAAGGTCGAGTTCAAGGAACGCCTGATCGTGGTGGCCGACGACCGATTCGACCTCCCCGAAGCGACCGCGTCTCTCTCGTCGGTCTGGGGAGAAGTCGGTCGGATCAGCAACATGCAGATCGTCCGGAACCTCCCCGACTCGACGATCCCTCGGACCATCACCTACGGCGAGGAACGCATCGACGGCGTCTACGACCTCCTCGAGCTGATAGGCGGCATCCCGCACGTTCTCTCGGATGGAACGCTCGCGGCCCGGCCGATCAACTGGCCGGACCCGGTCGCAACCTTGCGGCGCGGCACAGGCGGGCAGATCGTCTCGGTAGGGCGCTCCATGTCGACGGCGCTCGTCTACAACCGGGTCGTCGTGCGCGGCAAGGCGCAAGATCAGACCATCGTCCTCGCGTCCTCCGAGATCACCTCGGGTCCGTTGCGGGTGCGGAACGCCGACGGGTCGCGGGCACCCTTTGGTCGGAAGACGAAGTTCGTGTCATCCGACTACGTGACCACCTACGACCAGGCGAAGCCCTGGGCCGACAGGGAGCTCGCAGCGTCATCACGGCTCCGCTCCACGATCGTCCCGGTCGTTGCAACGTTCAACCCGTTCTGGGAGCGGGGCGACGTCGTGATCCTCCAGCGAGGCGCACGCGACCTCATCGGCCGGATCTCGAAGATCGAGCGGAAGGCGACAGGGACGATGAAGATGAACGTCGAGGTCGTCCATGGATAGCACCGGCAAGATCCTCGAACGCATCGGCGCGAAGTCGAAGGTCGAGATCCTCACCGGGAAGTTCGTAGGTCTCGACGGTCTGCGGGTGCGGGTCGATTTCGGCGCCGGCCCCGTCCCGATGGAAACCCTCACCGCGTATCGGCCGCAAGTCAACGAGCTCGTGCAGGTGCTGCGCGTCGACGGGTCCACCTTCATGGTTGGGACGTCGATCCCGCAGCCAGGCCAGGGGGTGGTCGCGTCCATCGTGGATGACGACTATGTGACGGTCACGACAGACATCGGCGAGATCCAGATGACCCACCCCGACGGTCTAGCGCTGCTCGCCGGCGACCAGGTCAAGCTCTACTGGTCCGACGGCCCGTACATCCTCTCTGTGATGGCCACCACCCCGCCGAGGCAGGAGCCGGACGGCGGCACCGACGAAAATCCCACGTCGGGACAGGTCATCACCCCGGACCCGTTCACCGCCACGTGGTCGGGGCAGTGGTCGCACACGTACAACAAGTGGCAGTCGAACTACCCGAGAGCCAGCGACACAGTGTCGGGCGCCTGGGGGTACGGCACGAAGGTCAACGCGACGATCCCGGACGACTCGACGATCATCTCGATCGAGATCTACCTGCCCCTGATCTCGGAGCTCGGCGAGGCGTACGTCGGCGTGCACGACTACGCAGACCAGCCGCCGGGTTGGACCGGGATTGCGGCGCAGGTTCCGATGCCGGGCCGCTCCGGGTGGGTTCGCCTGCCCAACGCGTTCGGCGACTGGCTCCGCGTTCACAACGCGGGCATCGCGGTCACGTCCGGGAACGGCGACACCCGATGGGTGGGCTTCCCCGACGACGGATTGTCCGGCGCCCTGCGCATCAGCTACCAGCTCGCTTAGGAGACCTCATGGGCTACACCAACGGAACCGGCCCGGACGGCACGCCGTCATTCAACAACACACCGCAGCTGACCTCGGACCTCAACCGCCTCCGAGATCTCACGCTCGAGCGCGGCAACGCCAGGGTGGGCACGACAGCCGATCAGGCGTCACTCCCGCCGGCGCGGGGCCTGTTCCTCAACCTCAACGACGGATTCCTCTACGGAGGGTTCCTGGGGGACTGGTACCCGATCGCCGGCCTCTCGTCCCAGGGCGCTCTCGGTCATTCGCCGGGAGTGACCGGCAACGTCCCGCTCGAGTTCCTGCGGAAGGACCACCTCGGGATGGTCGAGTTCTACTGGTCCGGCACGTACGTGAACAACCTCGCGAACGGGTCCCTGATCGGCAACGTGCCCGCCGGGTTCCGGCCGCCCGCGACCGTCGACCTGCCCGCTGCGGGAACGCAAGGCGCCGGTGGCCCCTGCATCGTGACGGTGCAGGCGAACGGCAACATCACGGTCTACGTCGAGGCAGAGATCGTCGTCCGAAAGATCAGCTTCTACGCGAAGTACCCAGTCGGATCTTGACCCAACCCTCTTAGGAGCTCTCATGGTCGCATCACTCGCTTGGGGCGGATACGGCAACGGGTACATTCCGGCCGCCGCCCTCAAGCCCATCGGGGGAGGGTTCCGACTCGAAGCCGGCGCTGCCCGCCAGTTCCTCGGCGCCGCCGCCGAGCTGAAGCGCGATCACGGCATCAACCTCGTCGCGTACGTCTCGGAGACCTACCGAGACTTCGCAGGTCAGGTCTACCAGAAGATCCGATGGACGAACCTCGGCAAGCCGTGGAATGCCGCCGACCCCGGCGGCTCCATCCACGGGTGGGCGAAGGCGGTCGACTTCAATGCCGACGCGCTGATGAACGACGGCATCTACGACATCGTCATGGCCGTGCTCGAGAAGTACGGCTTCATCCGCGACGTCGACGGCGAGAACTGGCACGTCTCTTTCCGCGAGGCCCGAGTGGCCGAGTGGGCTTCCAGCACCATCACCCCGTTCGAGGAGGACGACATGTACAACGAAACCGACCGGTACCGCGACAACCTCGTGCTCGCCGCCGCGGCGCGCATCGAACTCAGCCTGTACACGCTGCAGAAGAAGACCGACGCGGTCTCCGCGAAGGACGACCTGCTGCTGTGGGCGACGACCGACCCGCAGGGCGGCATCCGCACGATGGTGCAGTCGGCCATTAACCTGTCCGAGAAGGTGCTGCAGGGGCAGACCCTGACCGCGGACGAGATCGCGAAGCTCGGGCATCTCGTGGAGCAGCCGAAGCAGCTCGTCGACGCCGTCAACGCGGTCGGCACCACCGACGACATCGAAGCGGCCGCCCGGGCAAAGCTCGCGACCAAGCCGTCGATCCTCGCCGAGTCGGAGAAGCTGGCGCAGCTGAACGTTCCGCTGACCGTCTGACCCGCTCTCGACCCTGAGAGGGGTGCTCATGCGTCGACTGTTCGCCGCTTCCATCTGGGCGCCAGGCGCGATTCCGTTGGACGAGTGGAAGTACCGCAACCTGAAGCGGGTGTGGCTGCCGGTCTACGATGTCGTCGCGATCGTCGCCGGATATTTTGCCTTCGACCAGGGCTCGAACCTGCTGAACCGGCTCTTTGACTCCTGGTTCGTTGACCTCTTCGGCGTGGCGATGATGATCGTCGCCGGAGTGTGCCTGGCGGGCGTCGCGTTTCCCGCGCTCTGGGCGGTCGAGATGCTCGGGAAGGTGCTCCTGCTCGGCATGGTCGTCAGCTACATCGCGTCGATCCTGTTCCTGAGCGCCGAGCCGTTCTCGAACTCGTTCGTCGTCGCGATGCTCGCCTGGGGTCTCCCGCTGGCACTGTTCCGGCTCAACCTCCTTGGCGAGGAGTGGAAGGAACGCAACGAAGAGGCCGCAGCATGAGCCCCGAGCAGTGGATCGCGGGCATCGTCGTCGCGGTCCTCGGTCTCGCGGGCTCCGTGTTCGGCGGCCTGGCGCTCCTCGCTGGCACCAGGGGCAAGACGAAATCGGACGCGAAGACCGCGCTCGATGCCCGGATCGACGCGCGGGTCAAGGCCGAGCTCGATCGCGTCTACACCCGCCTCGACGAGTTCGAGAACCGGGACGTGCGACGCACGAGCGCCTTCACGCGCATCCTCCGCGCTATCGCCGCCCAATGGACCGGCGAATCGACCGGCCCCAACCTCGACCCGGCGGACATCGCCGAGATCGAGGACACCATCCCGCCGCAGTGGATTCGCCGCGGCGGCTACCTCACGCCCAAGGAGTAGATCATGTTCACCCTCATCTTCTGGAAGGCCGCCACCAAGCGCGCCATCAAGTCCGGCGCCCAGTTCGTGCTCATCACGATCGGGTTCGGGCTCATCGCCGGCACGCAGCCGACCGAGACCGCGCAGACGCTCAACGCGTTCACCCTGAACTACCTCACCATCGGCGGGGTGTTCCTCGGCGGCGCGATCGTCTCCTACCTCACCTCGATCGTTTCGGACGCCGCGACCGGCGGCACCGGTCCGTCGCTGACGAAGGTCGAAACCATCGAACCGAAGCGCGCCGCCTGATCGCTCTCGACGCCCGAAAGGGGTGAACCATGGCTCTACCTGCTGGAGTAGCCACGTGCACGGTCTCGTGGGGCCGCTCGATGGACGTGGTCGGAGACTACGCCTCAGCGAAGATCGAGATCACCATCGATCGCCCAATCGTGTGGCTCGCGACCGCTGACCGGATCGAGACATTCCGGGCGCAGAAGGAGTCCGCCGAGGGTGTGACCGGGGCGTTGGTGATCCCGCAGAACTACCAGGAGGGCTTTGTCGAGGCTCGTGACCCGTCGGTTGCGGTGGAGGGGTGGTACTACACCGCCCGCGTCACCGTCACACGCGGGCGCGAGAACCTTCCCGCATATGTGAAGCGGTTCCAGATCGCCGAGGGTCAGACCGAGATCGATCTGGATCTGATCCCCGATAACGGGACAGTGACGCCCCCGGTAACGGCTCCACTGGTACCGGTGACATCTGTGAACGGGATGACGGGCGCGGTCACCGTCGATAGTGGCTCGCTGACTGAGGACCCTGACCACCCGAGCTACTACGCGGCTGAAGGCGTCGACGGCCTGGTAGCAACTGTCGACGAGGACCTGAACCTTCCGCAGCCGAGCAGGGTGGCTCTCACTCAGTCGCCAGAATTCACAGAGTCCGTGAAAGCGGCGGCGCGCCGCCTCGCGCTGATCTTCTCGAGCTAGGAGCAGAACACCATGGCAAGCTACGTCCCTACGTTCGACAAGGCCGGCACGTCTGTGATCACCCAGGGCATCCTCGCCGCGGGCACGCTCACCAACGCGGCTGTGTCGGTCTACACAGTGCCCACCGGCAAGATGGTCGTTCCGGCTTCGTTCATCCTCTCGAACCAGGTATCGTCGGCGGCCCTGGTTTCTCTCTGGATCGTGCCGCCCGGAGAGACAGCCGTACCTCAGAACCGGCTCATGAACAACGTCAGCATCCCGGTCAAGGAGATCTGGAACCTCACTGAGCACGTCGGGGCAATGTGGACGGCCGCAACCCAGATTGTGATGCAGTCCACGACTGGCACGGACTTCGTCAACTACCAGCTCACCGGATCGGTCTGGTCATGACCAGGATCGGTCGCCTCAACGCGCCCGCCGGGGTCCTCGATATCCCGGCATCCGCCGTCCCCCTGCCCACGGGCCGGACCGGCGCCGGCGTGTACGACTTCCGGGTCAACGTATACAACCCGAAGCCTGCCGCCTTCCGCAAACTGCGCACCGCGATCGCTGCGTGTGAGAAGGGCGCAGCCCCCCTCCGTATCCTGACGCTCGGCGACTCGATCACTCTCGGCTACCCGTCCGACGGCACGGCGAACTTCCGCACCCACGCCTGGCCGACCGTGGCCCGCACCCGATTGTCGGCGAAGTTCGGCAACGGCGGCACAGGAATCGTCTACATGGGCGTCCACGGGGGCACGGGTTCCGATCAGGACTCGCGCGTCGTCGCTGCTGGGACGTGGGGCAGCGCGGGCGCGAACCTCGGGGCGTTCGGGACCTTCACGCGATCTTCGTCATCGACGTCAGCCACGATCGCGTTCACACCGGAAGTCAGCGTCGATTCGTTCACCTTCTGGTGCTGGGTGCCCGCCGCTTCCGCCGCCCAGTCCGTCGCCTGGAAGATCGATGGTGGCTCAGAAACAGTCATCGATGTCCTTGCGGCGAACGCGGGCGCGCTCGGCCAACTCAAGGCGTTCACCGTCCCGGCGGGTGCGCTTGGTGCGCACACCCTCACCCTTCGGGTGAACGGTGGAACCGTGAACCTCTGGGCCATCGAGGGCATGGCGGGCACGAGCGGTGTGCGGCTCACGAACCTCGCGAAGGGTAGCCAGCAGGCGGCCCAGCTCGCGGCCACGACGAACGGCGCCGGCGGCTCGCTCGCAGCGGCGTTCCTCGCCCAACCGCATCTGACGAACATCTGGTTCGGACACAACGAGTACCTCGGCGTCCCCTCCGGTACGAACACCAGCGCCTTCCAGACGAACATGCAGACGCTCATCACGCAGGCGAAACTCACGGGCGACGTGACGCTGATGACCCAGGTGCCGAACAGCAACACGTCGAACCCGACGGCACAGTCCGCGTACAACCAGATCGTCTACGGCCTGGCCGACGCCAACGATTGCGCCGTGATCGAGATCGCCGACCGGTGGGGCAGCTACACCGCTATGCCCGCGGCAATGTACATCGATACGACCCACCCGAGCAATCAAGGCCTCGACGACATCGCAAACGCATTCCTGGCCGCCATCCCGTTCGGACTCTGACGATCAAACCATCGAGCCCCTGGCTCTCCTTCGGGAGGGTCAGGGGCTCATTTCTGCATGGCCACTGCACAGAAAAAGGGAGCCAACCGAAGTTGGCTCCCTCTTGGTTGTCCTGGACTCTACTTACCGAGATCCTGCATGACTTCCCCTTCATACGAGTTGAACACAGACTATGCGTCTCCGTTCTCGTCCGCAACCGAGGCCGCCTTCATACGTCTCTCATACTCGCGGGCCCCAGCAAGCAACGGCCACGCCAACCATCCTTGAGCGGGGAGTTCGTCGTCGCGGAGCATCTTCTGGGCGAGTTCGTACGCCTCCGCATCCTCACCGAGAAGCGCATGCTTGGCGAGGACGTACTCCCGATTGCGTGTTGAGACGTCGAACGCCTCTACTTCGGCGCGACACTCGGCAGTCTTGCCCACGGCCTGCATAGCGAGCCAAACATTCACTCGATAGACCAGTTGAGTCGACTCATGTAGTCGATCGGCATCTACCTCGGATGCTACTAGTTCCACTACCTGTGGCCGCTTGTGGATCAGGAGTTCGTAAAGGCGATTCGAAAGGTCACGCTGGGTTGCCTCAGCGGATGCACCCTTCCGCATGCGTGCGCTGAATGCCAACCCCATCCCACAGACGAAGAGGGTGTCCGCCGTCGAACGAAGGTACTCGAGGTCGACACTCAACATGTCGTCCCGTTCGACTTCGATCGGGAAGTCCTGCAGCCGCTCGATGTACTGGCTAGACACTCGACTGCCGTTGTGCACGACCACGTGCCGCCGCTGAATGGCTTCCTTCGCGGCGAACGTCCCCATGATCTTCGGCGCCTTGATGCCGAAGCGTCGATCGAAAAACTTGAGGGCCTCGTCCATGGAGTCACGGAGCAGATCCTCTACAGCGCGGTCGATGACCCGAGCCTTCAAGTCGTCGAGCGTGTCGTACTTTGAAATTTCATTCCAGGTGAACTTGCGGTCACTCGCTTCAAGGGCATCCGGCTCCACGAGTAGGAGCGCACGGGCGACGCGTCCAACAAAGACTTCAAGCTCTCCAACGAGCGTCACCAACAAAGAGCGGTAGATCATCGGCACTGACGGGCCGCGAACAGTCGCGCTGAGCACACCACCCAAGTACGAGTGGATAGCGCCCTCGGGCAACGTTTCCGCGACTTCGTCCATTGCTGCCGAGAACGCCTCGAGTCGCTCCTGCGAATTCACGCTCTCGCCTTCATCTTCGGCCATCCGGGTCTGCCACGCTTCCCAGACGCCTCCAAATGCGTCCTCGTCGATCCCGTCTAGGGTGCGCCTAATCTCCTCCTTGGCACGAGCTTTGTAGTCGTCGATCTCGGAGGCCCGCAGCTGAATGTAAGTGGCGAGCCGCAACACCTCGACTTGGCGAGCGAACATGTCCTCGAGGGCGGATTCAACCAGCAAATCAACAAGTTGCGCCGGCGTCAGCTCAAGAGCTTCATCATCCCCATCCTCGAAGTTGTTCTGCTCTACGCCCTCGGATTCGTCTTGCCCCTGTTGCATGTACCGAACGATAGTCGATTACCACCCGCCTTACCTCGCCGGGTCCGAACCCGTTCGATAACTGGCTCGTACCACGCACGGCGCTAGATCAGTTCGCGAAGCCGCGACACGGCCGATTCAGCAGTTTCAAACGTGCCAGGTTCGTAGGCCATCCGGGTCTGGTAGTGGTCGTCGGCGTGGCTGAGCCGCCACCCGTCGGCCTCATGTTCGATCCGCCACGGGGTCTCGACCAGTGCGCCGTCGATCTCTTTCACGACCCAGTAGTGGTCGTCTTCGATGCCGCGGGCAAGGAAGAGCATGCCGCCGATCGTACGCCGACGGATTTTCACTGACGAACGAGTCCGCACTTCGTTCACCGCAGAAAAGCCGCCTGACCATTCACGGGCCAGGCGGCTTCAGAGCTGTTGTGTCGGGTCAGTCGTTTTTGGTGTCGTTGGTGCGGGTGCCAGCCTTGGCGATGCCGCGGCTGATGATATACGCGGCGGTGACGACTGCGACATACTGCCAGGCCTGCGCTGCGCCGAATCCCTGGCCGTCATCACCGTTGTCAGTGACTGCGGCGGCGATCAGGATCGCAGCCGAGACAATGAGCCAGATGTAGAACTCGGTCGTCTTGAAGGCCGACTTCGTCTCGGTGAGCACCCGGCGGGTGACGGTGTTGTTGTTGTGGGCAGCGCCCGCAGCATTGTTGGACATAGGAGTGTCTCCCTAAATAATGAGGCGAAGATGTTCCGCTTCCGAAGCTGTCCAGCGCAACCGTAAATCCGGGGCGCAACGACAAGGGACTTCATGTACTGAACGTAAGCCTCTAGTCGATCCGCCGCCTGGGGGTTACAAAGCGCTCGCCGACCTGTTACGCGCGGGGGAATCACGGAAACAAATTCGGCCATTTCGATGGATCACAGAAACCGGGTGCTCAACGAAGTCGCGGCTGTCCTTGAGAAGTGGTCCAATTCCCCGCCGCAGGCGCCCCCAATGCGCTTCGGCGGGGAATTCCCCTGACGCTCCATAGAGCGCTGCTCGTGACACTACTCACCCGACGGATCAGGAACGAGTTTCCGTGCCGACGCCCAGGTTTTCGAGCGGCCAGTGACGCCTCTCGAAGCCGGGCCGTGGGTAGCCGGATTCAACAACCTCATCGATGGCGGCTCGGCACCGTTGCGCGCCCACGACCAAGGTCAGCGCGCCCAGACGAACAGCACAGCTTGGTCCGGCATCATCGGTCCGGCAGCCGTTCCGGCGTCTAGCGGGAAAACCCCTGTGCCGTCGCTGCTGCTAAGGGTGTACTTCTTCTCGGTTCCGTCGGGACTGTCCCAGGTGCGGATGTCAACGAATCCAGCGGCGTTCAGTCCTGAGTGGACCGCGGTGAAGTCTGCGTCCTCCCACAGCATGTAGAACTGGTTCTCGGCGCCTGCGGGGACTTGGAGGATGCAGTCAGGGAGCGCTGGGAGGGACCCGGCGAAAGGTGCGTCGAATGTTGTTGGGTCCAGCTCGGTTACGGCGGGGACGCTCTGTGTGAGCGCTTCGGTGTAGGTGGCGCACACATCGCCGTTAGCTGCGCCTCCCGGCTCTTCTGCGGGCGCTGTGCCGTAAGACACGTCCGTGACTATCCGCGCGGCCGCATCGATTGGTTCGTCGGGGTTGTCCGCGCAGTAGGAGAGCAGATCATCCTGGAAGTCGATCGCCAGTCCGAGCTCGGCCTCGATCGAGCCGATGACTTCCGTCATCTGGTTGGAGTCGATGGATGTGAGGTCACTGCACGGACTGGTGGCGGTCACGCCCGAAGCGTCGACGGCAGAGGTTGGGTCAGGTGCGTCCGTGCTGCTGCTCGAGCATGCAGAGAGGATGATGACGATCCCGAGGGCTGTCGCGATCGACGAGAACTTCTGCAGCTGATTCACTCGTACTCCCCAAGCACTTGAAAGCGCCTACCGTAGGCAATCGCAGGATACACGTCGCACGCAGGGCACCGTTCGCGGTCTCATGTGATCCCGGAGCCTCCGGCCGAAGCGAGGCGCACCCGTTAGGGTTCCGGCGCATCCTCTGTGCCAACGAACAGGTATCCGGCGAGGCGGTGTGTCTCCCATTCGTCGTCGTGGAAGAGCTCGAACACCTCGATCAAATCCGGGAGCAGTTCGGATGGGCGTCGTAACGTCGTCGGTGGGCGGGTGGCGCCTTCGGGGAGGGGCACGAGGATGCCTTCGCTGCGGAGTGGCTGACGGTAGGTCAGCGTGGCTCTAAAGAGGTCGTCGATGGTCGGGGCTCAGACTGACTCGAAGACTGCTCTGCTTGATGCGACCTGGCGAGGTAGCCGCCGGCGGATCGCGACGTCGACGAGCGGGTGTAACCACTCGAACCGGATCGCGAGTTCTTCGTCGCCATCGATGCGGGCCCAGATCTGGTCGATGATGCTTCGCAGTCTGACCAGGTCCGTGACGGCGACAGAGTCGAGGTCGAGGTTGTCGTAATCGGCGTCCGTCGCGAGGGCGACGAGCTCGGGCTCGGTCATGGGATCTCCAATTCCCGGTCAACGAGGTGACTCAGCACTGAGGAATGTGCCATCCAGGATAAGTGACGGTCTGGCCTCTGTGAAGCTCCAGATTCGTGCCCGACGAGTCCTGTGGGTTTAGTAGGTCTCGTTGTCGTCGAGGAGGCGGCGGATCTGCCAGTAACGCTGTTCGAACCTTGTGTCGCCGTCGCACTGCTCTCGACGCATTTCTTCGATGACCTCGAGCAGCCGGCGCAGTTGCGCCGATGACACTTCTCCGACTCTGATTTGATCGACCGGTGTGGTCACAGCCATCGCTGCGACGTCGTCTGTCCAGTAGCCATTACGCATCGCTTCATCCCCACAACTCCGTGACGGTTTGGCACAGCACACGCGGGGTCTGGTCGGGTGACTGAGATCCCAGGCTAGGGGCTGCCCCCGGTTTTGTCGACACCATGCGAGCGGTCACGCAGGGGCCCGGGTTGCTGCTGTCTCTATCTTTCTGGCTGTAACGGAGTAGCGTCGGGAGTGGTCCGAGACCCCGGCCGTTTCGTTTCAGGCCCCGCAGCCATGCCGAGGACCAGGAGCGTCTCCCATCCTCCTGGCGGATTCAGTTGGGAAATTGAAAGCTGGTCGCCCATGGGCAGACTCACGTACGATTCCACCCTGGCCGTTGATTTCGAGGACCGCACGCTCGCGCACCTTCAGCTTGTCATCGGCGCGAAGCTGCGACGCAGCGAAGCGTTCTTCTTCGCGTGGAAGGACGACGCCGCTGCCGGAGACGGCCGGTCGACGATCTGGATTCACCCCACCATCCCGTTGGCGTTCAAGTTCTACGGCGGCCGAGCGCCAGCGATCAATCGGGCTTGGGTTGAGGTCCTGATGCTCTCCGCGAATTCAGCACAGGGCCTGCAGTTGCTCCCCGAGCCGGAACACACCAACCATCACACTGGTCCGAGCGAGGTGCACGAATGAAAAGGGTAGACATCAAGTACGACGGCAGCGAATACTCCATCGGGAACCGTCACATCGATGAGGTGCAGGCCGAGATCGACGCTGGCCTTCTCGCGCCTGAGCCTGCGTGGTTGACAGTGAACTCTGGGGAAGGGCGCATCCAGAGCGCGAGACTTCTGATCACACCGGGTGTGAGCTTCTCCCTGATCGGAATCGACGACCCCGACCACGAAGAGGAATAGGCGGCCCGGTCAGAGGCTATCGAAGAAGCCGTCAATCTGACCCTGCGACGGCATTTTGTGTTCGACGACGCCATTTGGAGGCGACACCAGGAGTCTGGTTTTCTCCTTCATGTACTCGACTACCTCGGCGTTGTCGGGATCCGGGATCGAGGAGTGCGTGGACTCGGCCATGAGCACGGTACCGGCAGTCAGAACGAACGTGGCCTCGACATCATCGCCGTCAGCGCCGTAGGCCGACAATGTCACGGTGTCGGCTGAACCGTGGCTGGCCAGAGCAGCGGCGTACTCGGTGATCGCTTCCGCGGCCGCATCGCCTACGAGCAGGGACTTCTCCGAGTACGTGATGTGCTTCATGACGCCCACGCTACGTCGGGTGCGCTCCCACGTCACCCGCCTTGCTGTGCCGTCCCAACCCTGCTAGAGCGCACGCCCCTGGGGAATGCAGCACGACTTATGCTTTCGTCTTGTAGGCGTCCGCGTCGGACAGGGCGGCCCCACCGACGTTCGCGACGGCGCGCCGATGGGATGCCATGGCCGCGTCCTCGAGCGTCGGGTAGTAGCCGATCAGCTTCCGGGGTTCGTCGTAGGTGACTGCCCGGAACCGCCACACGGACTCACCGTTCAGGGTGACGGGCAGGTATCGGATCTCCGCGGACGGTGTCTTCGTGCCGGGCTGGGGGAACAGCCAGGCGATCGACAGCAGTAAGTCTGCGGGATGGTGGGCCAACGGGGTTGCTCCTCTCTGGGGAGCGCACCGGCCCGCGCATTGACGATCGTAGACAGACCCGACGACAACACGCCAAGCCCGGGTATTTAGCGCTTGACCTTCACGGTCTGAGCAGCCATGAACGCGTCGACCTCGACTTCGGAATAGCGGACGAGCCGGCCGATCCGGGAGAACGGAAGGTTGACCTTTTTGAAGCGCCAGTCACGCAGCGTGTTGACGGGGATGCTGGTCTTCGCCGAGCACTCTGTTTCTGTGATCCATCGAGTCGTCAT